GTCTTAAGCGCGGCGGCCCTCTTTTTTTCCGATGCACCCCCCCGGCCCGTTTTTGAATTTGATTTAAAGTTCCAATCCCCGCGCGGGGGGACCCTGAGTGCTATTTGAGTTTAGGCTTGAAGGTACTGGGTCTGTTAGCAGGATGACGCGGGTCGATCGGCCAACCGTCCTCACCTACATCGCTCTGGTATCCATGGATCTCTTCGATCTTCTTGCGTTGATCGTGGCAGTGTTTGCAAAGGGACTGCAGGGCACCAAAGAAGAACGCGTGCTCATCACCGTTGTGTGGATGGATGTGGTCAGCGACGGTGGCTGGTTCTGGGATGCCCTTGGCTAGGCACATCACGCACAGGGGGCGGTGTTTGAGTTGGGTCCTCCTTTTACGGACCCAGCGGCCAGTGACATAGAGGTGGTGCCATTGACCGGTGCGCTGGTGGTAGGAGGGGCGCAAGGTCCGACTCCGCTGACTAGGAGGCTAATCCGACAGCTCGCTGATGGACCTTGCGCCTTGGCCGAAGCACTTTCCGTTGCGTGGCCAAAAACGCGCTGCACGATGGCTCTCTCGATTTTGGTGAGAAAGCTGTGAGCAATTCTGGAGTTATCGGATTAGCCTTAGATGTGGCTTTTACATCAAGCAAAGGCGTCGTGCAATATTCAGGACGCTACATTTAGGGGTTGGAAGTCTTTGGCTGAGAGTTCGACGGTGACGTGTCTACCGAGCAGCTCGAGCAAGATGCGTTCGCGGGCTTTGCCTGACATGCCTGCGTAGATGCCGAGGTGGCCTTCGAACGAACCGCGGATGATGCGGATTTTGTCGCCTACTTTGAGACCAGGGCGTTGCGGTAATTTCACAAGGCCGTTTCGTTCTTTTGCTTTGATGGAGTTGACGATTTCGTCACGGAGGCGAGCAGGTCGATCGCCGGAATTGAGCAAGCGGATGACGCCCACGGTGTTGGAGATTGACCACCATCGATCCACGATTTGAACGAAGACGTATCCGGGAAATAACGGGGCGACACGTTGCTGGATTTTGATGCGTGGGAAATAGCACTCAAAGCCACCAGCCTTGAGGAACTGAGCCGCGACTGGCTCACGATGGGTTTCGCACTGCGCAACGCTCCAGTACGGCATGCGGATTTTTAGAAAACTGTTTGATGACCGTCAAGTTGTTCAACATGCGCCGAGTGTTGCGCCAGTGAGAACCGCCTATGTGTGTTGGAGGGATTCCGACACAGCCCATCTCTTCGGATGGGTGCGCCAGTTCGTTTTAGCCGTGGGTGCCCTGGCGGGTCCCCGGCTAACGACTGGCGCAGCCGTAGGCCTGTGTCAATCCCTCTAACACAACGGCGGCGCTTTCAAAAAATAGGTGCGCCAGTCGTGCGCCAGTGTTGCGCCAGTTGTGAATCCAGCATTTTCGAGCTTTTTCGAGGGTTAGGGTGCCGGAACGGCAAAAACGGGCTGCGACTCACCGACGAGCACCGCTACCGCGCGTAACGCAATTGATTGCTCAGGGCAACGAACGCGCCAGTCTGCGCCAGTCAGTGCGCCAGTCAGAAAAATTTGAGGAAAATCAACGGGTGGGGCTGGATTGGCCGGATTATCCACATCTGCAACGAACGGTTGACAGGAATTGAGGCCCACGGGCACGATAGAGCGCCCACGATTCTAGTGAGGACGCTTGCGTGGGTTGTCCGTGGTGTCGACCTTTCCTTCCCGTAGCAGGGTCAGAGGTCGCGCCACGGGCAGGCTCCCCTTGGATCGTGCGGACCCGCGCGATTGATCCGGTCAATGACCCTCGAAGCCCTGGTTAGGGGTCAGCCGTGACGAGACGGTGCGGAAACGGCGGGGAGCCATCTATACCGGACGATAGATCGTAGCGCGCACTAACTCCGTAGTATCAAGACAGTCTCAACAGAAGGAGACTTGTCGATGAAGGTAATAGCGAAAGAGGCCTATCGGCACGCCAGCGAGCCGAATGAGGAAATCCGTTTTGGAATTGCGTCGTGGGATGACGGAAGCAATACGGCATTTTCGGTAAAGCTCGCGTGGCGTGATCGCACCGGCAAGGTGTGTCGTGGCGGCGAGGTTCCGATTGGTGCTCTCGATCAGATGCAAGCCATCGTGCGGCGTAACAGTCACTTTCTTGCACGACGCCAACGACGCGGCCAAAGATAGGAGGAACACCAGTGAACGCATCAGAACACATCCAGTTTGGGGCTCACAGCCTCGCCAGCGAGCAGCAGCTCACTGTCAAGCAGTGCTTGGAGATCATCGATGCATTGCTTGATCCGTACTCAGAGCACGGAAGCCGACAGGTGAATATTCACAACGATAATCGTCCAATGCGCGAGCCCAAGCATTTCACGGCGGTGAACAACGATATCATTCACAAGTGGCTTGCGAGGCGCCACCGCCGCCGCGTGCGCGCCATGAACCCGCAAGAGCGCGCCGAGCATGACGCTGAGCTGCGGGACTATCGTAATGAAACCCGCCGCCGCCGCCATGCTTGACCTGCGCAAAGCGATTGAGCGGATATCGCGAGCGGCTGACATAAAATTTTCCAAGCACGGGCAGCTTGAGCCGGTCTGGTTCGCGTTTCGGGCAGACGGCGAGCACTTTACGCTCGACGGCATACTACCCAACAAGGATCTGCAGGCGCAATTCGTGCGCTTCATTTTCCAAGAAAGGGACGTGGTTGCCTACATTTTCGTGGACGAGGCATGGGTCGTTGAAGCCAGCATGAAGGATGCTGACAGCGTCACGAACATGGCCGCACTGGTTGGATTAGAGCATCATCCCAATCGACGCGAGGTGGTGGTGATCCATGCCGAGGATGCCACCAACTGTCTCAGCTACCATCGCGACATCATTCGGCCAAATCGTGGCAGCGCGTATCTAGGGCCGCTGATCCTGCACGATGACATCAGCAGATCAGAGGGCCGGTTTGTCGGCCTGCTGCCCAGACGGGGAACGCTGCAATGACAGCAGAATGCACAATTTCTTTTGAGGATTTGTCTGGAGAAATAGATTTGACTGAGCGTGGCGAGCGATCCGCTGACGGTTTTTATCCAAACAATAATCGCCTCATAGAGAAAACAGTAGATGATTTTGAATTGACTATCATTGTTGATGACGAGCACAACGTAAAAATTCACCACAGAGTTTTTCACGTCGAAAACGACGATACCAAAAGGGCGTTCCATGCAGTTCTCACCACAACATTAGAGTGGGACACAGTTCGGCAATTGCGTGATTTCTTCGATATGATCTTAAAATGGCAACAACAATTGCAGGAGAAATAAATGTCGGAGCGCATGCAGCGATCATTGCCGACGCTGAAACCAGAGACAGCAAAACTACTATCAGAGGCGGTCAAAGAAGCATTATCAGATGCGCTTTGGCATGACGCCGTCTGCGAAGCGGTGGACAAATTCATCGAGGCGCGCCTTGAAGGTTCGCGTTGTTGGATCGATTTTTCCAACGATGGCGCTGACGCTCTGATCGGCGTTGGACCCGGTGACGTTGCGCTATCTATGGATGTCACGATATCGAACGCAAGTTATGCTGATGTACCTGAACCATATCCCAATCAGATGCAACACATCCGCGAACAGATCACAGGCATCGACAAATTCATCGCGCAAGTGAATGCATACAAGCAGGAGTTGGCGACGGATCTTGCCGCCAAGGAAGCCACACTCGCAGCTAGGGAACAGCAATGATCTTCTATCTGACGGTATCGAAGGGGCCGCAAAGCGAACCTTTGGCGATCATGATGTCTGAAGACTGTCACAAACTTCTTGCTGAGCTGCCGCAAGCGGTGCGGCTCAGCTTGGCCAAAGGTGTGCGGGAAATTGCTGATCAAATCGAACAATATGAGACTTGGCCGCAAGGACGCTGAGCCACATAGAAGAAGCAACCGGAGCAATAACATGGGCACGCTATCGGACCACGATGTTGCGCGATGGGCGAAATACGCGATGAAGATCGAGTGCGCGCGTTGCGGCGAGGCAATCTTCGTGGATGAGCAAGAAGCCATCGAAACCATACAATTCGCCGCAGAGCATTACGATCTTGATGGGAATAGTGCCGCCAGCGAATGGCGATTGTATCTGTGCGATTGCACCAGAGACGGCCTTTGCGATTATTGCGAGCACATGATGACCAAGGACGATTAGGAGCCCATGAAATTCAAACCAGTGAAGCCGGGTCCTGAATTGGAGCGCATCATCACTGAGGCACCAGAGCAAGGATATTTCCCGCTCGGCTATTTCGCTGAACGGATGAATTTTACGCCAGAGGAACTACAGGGCGAGTTGGCTGCGGGCCGCTTGATAGCGTTTTGTCATGGTAAGGCGGCGCTCAAGCGTATGCAGAAAATGACACGAACCAGAAAGGGCTCGATGTCAGCTGACGATTTTGCCGTTACCCTCAAAGCTGTGCGCGATTGGCTGCATCATCCAAAAACGCCGCCGCACTTGATCGATAAGCTTTGTCGTGCGCTGGGACCAAAACACTGAAATGAAACTAGAACTGTAGCCGGTTCGCATCCCAGTGCCGCCGACACGCATTCTTGGCCGCTGTTTCCGATTCAAACGCCACGCCGCCACTCAGGTCCGTCATCACAGCGCCGCCCTTCATTAGCCGCACGGACGCAAACCACGCACCCGCACTATCCCTCGCCACCGCATATTGAAATGGCCCCGCGAACGTCACCCACGCGCTCATTCCCGGCAGCGTACTCTTAAACGGTCGCCACATGAACGCCAAGTCAGCCATGCAATCAACCAACCATAGTTGCCAAAAATAATTCTAGCATTGCCTCGTTGATGGCCTTGGGATCGACCTGCTCGCCAAGCATCACCTTGTGCATTAGCTCATACAGGCGCTGGAACGCTTCGGCATAACCGGAAATAGTTTCAATCTTGTGCTGATGCTCCGCATAGATGCCCTCGACCATCTCTTCAGTGATCTCATCATCATCGTCACTCATGATGCGCTCTCAGTGATCGCCATTGCCATCATCATCAACGTCACCGCGCGGATGCGGGAACAGTTCTACCACATTGCCAGCACTCTCATATGGCGTGTCGCCCTTGGCATCGAGCGAGACATAAAACATCCGCTTCTTGCGCTCGTCCTGGTCGCGCATCTCCATTTTCTTGAACGGCGGCGGATCAGCTATCAGCCAGATGCCTATCAACTTGTTCATCCAGCTAATGTCAGCCTTTTGCTGCGGATTTTTCTTGAACCGTCGCGCCAACTCCAAGCCCAGCCAACGCGATGACCGCGTATCCACGCGATAGGCCTTGCGCCGCACCAGATCGCGCACCCAGTCCGTGTCCTCAATCGACACGTTGTCCAGCACCTTGGGAAAGTCCCACGTTGCCAGCGCCTGAACGTGATCGCCGTTGGCCAGCTCGACGCTCTTGAGCTCGTACCAAACCGCCTTGTCAGGCGGGGCCATGTTGCGCTTGCCCTTGTCGACCCGCAGGTAAAAATGCCGCTGATCGGGATCGATGTGCGCCTGATCAGCTTCCGTACTGTTCATGCGATTGATCACGCGCCCCGATCTCACCGCATTGATGATCGCACCGCCGCCGCGGCTGTCGTCCACCGTGATCGATTGATGGAAGCCCATCATCATCTTGCGAACATGATGCGAAATCTCGATGCAGGAGTTGGTGCGCTGCGCAATGGCGGCGATCCGCTTGACCACGGCATCGACGCAGCCGTTGTCGTTCTCAGGCACGGAATGAAACGACACGAACGGATCGAGCATCACGACATCGATCTCAGCCATAACAATCGCGTGCTCAAATTGCTCGAGCGATTTGTCATCGAACGTCACCGCTGCAGCTCGCGGACTCTTGGCAATGAACATGGGAAACGACGAGCGGTCGTCCACGAATAGTTTCCCCGGCAGTTCACTCAAGGTGATGCCGTGCTGGCGGCAGTGCGCCGCAATGCGCCGGTCGATCTCCACGCGCGGGTCCTCCCCGCTCAAGTACCAGACCGCCAACCCAGCAGCGACCATGGTGATCGCCTCGTACAAGGTCAGCGTGGTCTTGCCCCAGCCGCCCGGTGCAACCGTCGCCGTCGCCGCCTGCCGTATGTAGTGCCCGCCCAGCAACCAAGCCCGCTGCGGAATGCTCGCCTCGTCCGGCGCAACGTAGAACGTGGGATGCGGCACAACAGGCGCAGCCTGCGCTTGCGTGTGCGGCACCTCCTCGTCAGCATATTTGCCGTTGGTCTGTTGCGGCTTCTTGGCCGTCTGCGCTTCCGCCGCTAGAGTCTCTTGAATCTTCTCGTCGCCAAATTGATCGACCAGACCATATGCTTCCGCCAGCCGATAGCATTCATCAAATATGTCGGGACGCTCGATGCCATGCCAATAGACCAGCGCCTCATGCAGCCCGTTGCGCCAAGCTGCAAGCTTCGCCTCGAATCCGTCCGCGAGAGAGATCGTTCGGCCTATCGATGAAAATGCCCGCTGATAGGTTTCGCCAACCGTCGTCTCCTCAGACGTGTGCTCGTCCACACCGCCGATGTGTTCCTCGACCACAACCGCCTCATTGTTTTGCAACTCCGCTCAACCACGCAGCAACTTGTATCTATCCAGAATCGTCAGCGCGTCATCGATGTTGTCAGCGCACTCAAAGTAGCACCGCACCGTCTTCACATTGTCGCGGAACAGTCTCTGTTCCTTCGATAAACCTTCGCCCTTGGCCTTCAGCTCAAGAAATAACACGCGCGGGATCATGCCGGTTGCCCACAGAAATATTAGATCAGCGACACCCGGCAACACTCCCATACGTTTCAGCTTGGCAGCAGTGCGCTTATCGCGCTTGCCGCCATTGGGAACATGAAAGAACACCACGCCGGCGCGCAGCTTGCCCCATTGCAATTGCGCAACCAGGGCTTCCTGTATCTGATCTTCATACGGGTCCAGCTCGCGAACATGCCGCCAGCGTTTAGTGAAAAGATCTTTTTGTTGCAGCGCGCTCATGGCCAGCCGGGACCGCCCGCAGCCTGCCGCGCCTTGATCTCGTCGTAACAAACCTTCAGCGACTTGTTGATGTCATCGTGCAAGTCGTATGGGCGCTCAGCATCCATTATGGCGCGTCCAATGATTTCCGGGATTTGCGGGACGAGTCCGTTTCCAAGCGCGATGAGCCGCTTACGACGGTCCACTCGAGCGGCAGGCCCATCAACCACTCGACCCACATTCCGCATCAAACCCGAGCGCGGCCAGGTCTCCGAGAATTGTTGATAGTCCCCGTCCAAGCAGAGCTGCGACGTTCTCCACGATGACGTAACGGGGTCGTAGCTCGCCAACAATTCGCGCGAACTCGAGCCATAGGCCCGATCGCTCGCCAGCAAGTCCTGCGCCTTTGCCGGCAACGGAGATGTCTTGGCAGGGAAATCCGCCGCAGATGAGATCAATGCTGTCAATGCCATCGGCGCTAAGTCGAGCGGCAGTGAGAGTTGTGACATCGTCGTAGCAGAGGATGTCGGGCCAGTGCTTGGCGAGGACGCGCCGGCAGAACGCATCAGACTCGCAAAAAGCGGTAGTTCGCATTCCGGCCCGTTCGAGTCCGAGTGAGAAGCCGCCGATCCCGCTGAATAAATCGAGGACATTCACTCCGCAGCCTCCTTGAATCGGTCAGTCTCATTGCCCCAAGCGGTCCAGCCCGGACGCTGCCAGCGAGCAAATAATTCAATATATGGTCCTTGGACGAGCCGCTCGATGCGGTCATAGATGCAATAAGGCTTGCGGCTGTGCTCGCGCCGCGGCTCGATGATGCCCATGCGGACATCAGCGTTGACCCGTCTGGGCTTGCCGCGCGTTGCCAACAGGCACGGCTCGCTGTTGCTGCGCGTCCAGTAGCCAAGCCCAACCTGGCCATCCGCGTCGTCGCGGAACATATCGATCTGGCCCGCGTGCGCCTTCATCCAGTCAAACCCGCACGTCTTGTAGGTGAACCCCCACGCGCGAATCAGCGCCAGCGATTGCTCGAGCATTGGCCATGTAACCCACATGAACAGCACGCAATCAGGCGCCGCGAGGTCTTTGACCGGCAGATCGCGCAAGCCCTGCGCCGTCATCAGCGGATAATTGGGAGAACGATCGCGACCAGCCTCGCTATAGGTCTCAAAGTTCCACGGCGGGTCAGCCAGGATTGCGCGGAAATGGGCGCGCGGAAGACCGTCGAATGGCTGGCCCATAATACCCCTCAAGCATGCGCAACAGCACGATGATTGCGGCGGCGAGCTTTCGGCTTCGCCAGCTTGGGCGGCTTGGATGGCATGTCCTCGTAAAGATCAGGACGTAAAAATGCCAGGGGATAATCCGTGATCTTGGCGACCTCGCGCACACGATCTGCCGGAACGCGGCGCCATTTCGAGGTCGCCTGCCGGGTCAAATTGAGTCGCTGCGCGATTCTAGGTAGCCAATTCTCTTCCCGCAGCGCCAGAATGGCTGCGTCAAGTCTCTCTTTTGCCATGTGAATATCGACCAAGGGTTACCAAGCAAGAAAAAATTAACCGAGTAGCCCTAACGTTGTCAAACTAGGGTTGCCACCCCCGGAGAAAGGACAGCGGGGAAAGAGTCAACTCCTTGTTGACGCCGCGCGGCTCAGAGGCAAGATTGCCCTATTCGATTCGGAACACCCATGATCGTCGAACGCATCCCAATCCTGAGTCGCCCGCAGTGGCTGGAGCTGCGCAAGCCGGACATCACCGCCTCCGTGGTGGCGGCGCTGTTCGGCCTGCACCCGTATGTCACCGCGCTCAAGCTTTACTATCAGCACAATGGGATGGAGTTCGAATTCGAGGAAACGAAACCGATCCGCCGCGGGCGCCTGCTCGAAAACGTCGTTGCCCAGCGTGTCGGAGAGGAACACGACGATTGGATCATTGAGAAATGCCAGACATATTTCCGTGCCCCTGAGCTGCAGTTGGGCGCTACGCCAGATTTCTTTATCCACGGCGATCCGCGCGGCCTCGGCATCCTGCAAACTAAAACCGCCTATCCGCACATCTTTGAGCGCGATTGGGACAACGGAAATATCACCCCATTGTGGATCGAGCTGCAGCTGCTCACCGAGATGCTGCTGGCCGACGCCGCCTTCGGGGTGGCCGCCGTGGTTTACAACTATGATCTCGATGTCTGCATCAGGGAATTGCCACGCCACGCCGGTGCCGAGGAGCGGATCAAGACAGCCGCCCAGAATTTTTGGGAGCTAATGCGGATCGGTCACGAGCCGGCGCCCGATTTCGGCAAGGATGCTGAGCTGATCAAGTTGATCAGTCCACGCGAAGCCACCGATAAGATGGTCGACATGTCTGGCGACAACGAGCTGCCGGAAATCCTCGCGGAACGCGCCGCCCTGATGCAACGGATCGCTTCGCTCGACCAACGCAAAGACGAGATCGAGGCTCAGATAAAATACAAATTGGGTGACGCGGCCCAAGTCTCCGGCGTTAACGGATGGAAAGTCACCTACAAAACCTCGAATTTTTCCGGCTATACGGTCCTCCCACGCGAGGTCCGCGTTCTCCGAATTCACGAACGTAAAGAAGCAACCAAATGATCTCGGCCAATCCACCAGTGATGCCCATACGAGCTCTGCCGAGATCGCCGTCGAGGACCAGAAGCTGGCTGATGCCCAAGCAGCTCATGCCCTCGGCGGCATCTATCAGAATGATCTCGGCCAGTAGACGGCTGATGCCCAGCCACCCGTTGCCGAGATCGCCGCCGCGGGCCACGCCGTCCTTGATGCCCATGGGAGGTGCGCCCTCGGCGGCACCTAAAATCTTCTCGGCCAACGACGACTTGCTGTCCAATGATGGAATGCCGAGATCGCCGCCGAGGGCCGTTGCCAGCGTGATGCCCAATGGATCGTTGCCCTCGGCGGCACCTATAATCTCGGCCCATGACCACTTGATGCCCATGACTCGGGTGCCGAGATCGCCGTCGGGGGCCACGCGACCCGTGATGCCCATCCTGTGCTTGCCCTCGGCGGCCCCCATTCGAATGATCTCGGCCACAGGCCAGATGATGCCCAGAAGGCGCTTGCCGAGATCGCCGCCGATGGCCAGTCGTTCGTTGATGCCCAAAATCGTCATGCCCTCGGCGGCAGCCTTTCAACAATTCTCGGCCAACGATCGCTTGATGCCCAAACGCGGAACGCCGAGATCGCCGCCGCGGGCCACAACGACGATGATGCCCACTCGGCCTCTGCCTGCGGCGGCACCTACACGATGACCCACGCCTCGACCAACGAACGCGCTAATGCGGGCCGCAGCGAGGGGTCGTGGATCAAACACTCGTTGTTGAGCAAGATCGTTGAAGCGCAAGTCAGGACCGCTCATCTGCACGACAAACTTCTTTTGATCGATGCCAATGCTGGTGATGGTATCGGCGTTTTGCATGACGGCGTTGTGTCGACGCCAACGCCGCAGATTGTCACCAACATCGCCTTCGCCGTGAGCGCGGACGTTTGCCTGTGCGATGCGAGTCGGAGGCAACGGCTTTTGCTGCGCAAACGGTTTCCGAGTGCCCTCATTGCCGAGACGCATTCCGATGTCGTCGATGTCGTACGCGCCGGTGGGTACGATTACGTCCTATGGCTATCAGATCCCTGCGGCTACACCGGGCATGGCGTTGGCGCGATGCGGATCGTGGCGCGCGACGTTGCAGCCAGCGATTTCATCGTTGTGTTCAATGAGGGGTCCGTTCTTCGTCGGATCAATCATGCAGCCCGACGGCAGAAGATTTACGGGGAACTGCAACACGCCAGTTTTTGGCTGCAACAGCTCCAGAAAAACTATCTCGCGCGAACCAGCGTAATCAATCAAAGCCGCGGCTTTCGATATCGCGTGCTAGTCGTCAGCAACGAGCTATCTGACGCGGCGCACCGCCCGCCATTCAGCGAAATCTTCAGGGTAACGATATGACACAAATCTCGGCCATCCGCGCGTTGATGCCCAGAGGATCGGTGCCGAGACCGCCGCCGGGGGCCCAGGAACGCCTGATGCCCAACGACGCAATGCCCTCGGCGGCACCCACACAAATGATCTCGGCTATCGCATCCATGATGCCCAACCAAGTTTTGCCGAGATCGCCGCTGCGGGCCATCTGTTTGTTGATGCCTACGGGACTGGTGCCCTCAGCGGCACCTTTTGAACGGAGAACACAAAATGACTGACACATCTATCGGAGCTGCTCTGAAGAAAGCCGGCCTCGACACCGTCGCTAACGAGCTGCGGGTCGCTGCCGTCAATTTGTTGAATGACAACAAAAACGACCCGACGAAAGTCTTGACCGGCTTCGTCAAGAAAATTCAACGCCGCCCGGAATTACTCGGCGGGCTCGCGCTGGATTATCTCAAACGCATTTCGAATGATCTTGGCCGCGTACATGCTGATGCCCACACGCTGCGTGCCAAGACCGCTGCCGCTGGCCAGCGTGGACTTGATGCCCAAAGCAGAAACGCCAGCGGCGGCACCAAATCACCCACAGCCCGCGACAAGGCGATCAACCGAACCGCGATGATGCGCAGCGTTGGCCTCATCTATGACCGCCGCAGGATCAACGGCGCGCCGGTTGGCGACCTGCACTGGCGGGAGCTGGACGCCGCGATTGAGGAGCGCATTGCGGTCGTCGGTTCGACCGTGTTGAGCACACTGCAGGAGACTGCCGACACGCTGCTCATGTGCAAGATCCGCAGCTACGCGCGCGTGCCAAATACGGATGCGCGGGTCCGCGATATCGTCCCAGCAAATGTGCTCGAGCAGTTTGATCGGGAAGCTCGCGAGCAAGCCCCGGCTGCGTTGAACACCGCAGTCGTTGCGACGGTGGCGAGCCTGCAAAAGTATATCGAAGGACACTAAATGATCTCGGCTACAGCCCCAGTGATGCCCATTGTATGATCGCCGAGATCGCCGCCGAGGGCCGTTGCTCGGGTGATACCCATACGTCGAATGTCCTCGGCGGCACCTAACAACAAGGGACACACAATATGACACAGCAAACAAATGCCGACCGCACTCGCCGCGCTCAAGCTTTGATTGATGCGCGCAATTCCGCCATTGGCTTGCCTTCGCTGGTGCTGCAAATTCGTGCTCGCGACGAGCTGGTGAAGAACATCGTGACGCTGGCGCGACGGCGCAAGTTCGCGATCAAAGTTCAACAAAAGATCGACCGCGCTCTTGAGTCCTATATCCGGCGCAACTTTACAGATTGGAAGCCGACTGAGTCGGAAGCCATTCGCGCGGAATACAACAAGAAGGTTGCCGCGATGATCAAGGAGGCGCGCGCGGTGTACAAGAAGGCCGCCAACGGCAGCGGCGAGATTGTTCAAACGGACTTGCCCCACGATCTGCTCACGATTGTGCAGAAGACTGACATCGCGCGTGGGCCAATGGATGAAGTGCGAGACGACTCAACGGCTGGAATAGAGGAACTCGCGGCGCAGTTGCCCGTTGCACCGTGGGTTGAGTCGATCCCCGGCGCGGGCATCCTCGGCCTTGCCCTGATCGTTGCGGAGGCGGGCCCGCTCGATAACTACGCGAACCCGGAGAAGCTTTGGAAGCGTCTCGGCTTTGCACCGTATGATGGCCACGCCGGATCGACTTGGAAACGGGAAACGTGGCGGCCGCGTAAGTTGGATAAGGAGGAATGGATCGCGAATCCGTTTTCGGGTGAGCGATACGCCACGATGTACACGATCGCCTTGTGGCTCGTGAACAAGCAGTGGATATCGGCAGCGAAGGCCGGGGCCGATGAAGGTCATCCCAACGGACGCTATGGCGAGGTCTATGCCGCGCGCCGAATACGCACTGAGATATCGCATCCCGAATGGACGCCCGGTCATCGCCGCCAGGACGGATTGCGGATCGCCTTCAAACAATTCTTGGTGGACCTGTGGGAACAGTGGGTCGATCAAGCCACGAATGATCTCGGCCACATGAGCAATGATGCCCAAAATGGCGCTGCCGAGATCGCCGTCGGCCAGCATGCGGCTGATGCCCAGAGGAGCCATGCCGGCGGCATCTATTCGAATGGTCTCGGCCAACGGATCCATGATGCCCAGCGACGCTTTGCCGAGATCGCCGCCGATGGCCAAGCAGCGCATGATGCCCAGGATTCCTCTGCCCTCGGCGGCACCAATGATCTCGGCCATGTAGTTCTTGATGCCCATGGCATGGGTGCCGAGGTCGCTGCCGATGGCCATTGCTCGGTTGATCCCCAAATCGCAAGCGCCGTCGGCGGCCCCAAAAAACGCAAGCGCAAAAATCTCGGCCACGAACTTCGTGATGCCCATGCATCCCCTGCCGAGACCGCCGCTGCGGGCCATGCCCCGAATGATCCCCCCCTTCGGGTTGCCCGCGGCGGCACCAACTCCAAGAAATTGCTTGGCCAGAAATTAGTGGGTTCCCAAAAACTGCACGCCGAGCAAGCCGCCGAGGGCCATGTCACCCATGATGCCCAAGTTCAAGTTGCCCTCGGCGGCACCAAAAAGAAATCTCGGCCAAACGTCCTATGATGCCCAGGAAATCGGTGCCGAGATCGCCGCCGAGGGCCTGCGAGGCCTTGATGCCCGACGCTCGACTGCCCTCGGCGGCACCTAATCAAAAGGAGAAAAACGAATGAACGATCAAGCCAACAAACCCGCGCACCCGATGGTGGTCCTGCGCGATCAACTCAACGATCGCAGTGTGCAATTTCAACATGCGCTCCCGAAGCACATGCCAGCCGAACGGTTCTTCCGCGTTGTGCTGACCGCCGTGCAGCTCAATAACGACCTGCTCACCTGTGACCGCGGCTCGCTGTTCAACTCCGCACTGCGTTGTGCCCAGGACGGTTTGCTGCCTGACGGTCGCGAGGCCGCGTTGGTGCCATTTAAGAACAAGGTCCAATACCTGCCGATGTACCAAGGCCTGCTCAAAAAATTCCGCAATAGCGGGCAATTTAAATGGGTGACGACGGATATCGTTTACGATGGCGACCATTGGGAACACTGGACTGACGAGAACGGCCCGCATTTCAAACATATTCCGGGCGACGATCACACCGACAAGAAGAAGCGTCTTGTCTACGCCGCAGCCGGGACCAAGGACGGCGGGGTTTTTATCGCGCCACTATCGCCTAGTGAGATTGCCAAGCGCCGCAACATGAGCCGCGCCTCGCGCGAGGACGCGCCTTGGAAAATGTGGACGGAAGAAATGGAGATGAAGACCGCGATCCGGGTCCTGTCGCGGCTTCTGCCCATGTCGTCTGACCTCGATGATCTGATCCGCAAAGATGAGGAGATGTACGAAGATGAAGAGGGCGAGACGACCGCCCAGTCCCGCGCTCGCAGTGAGACCGCCCGCGGCGCGACGCTCGATCATTTCGCCGGTCCACCAGCAGACACCGTGCAGGAAGCGCACGACCAAGCCCACGCTGACCGAACCATCGTCGACCACTTGACAGAACCGGAATCGCCGCCAAGCGAGCAGCACTCCGATGATTCGAACACGGAAACGAATCAGGAACCGCAGCAAACGGCTGCAAAATCCGAAACGAAAGTAGAACCCCAACAGGCGACCGCCCCAGATTTGCTGGTGATTGCGCGCGAACGCGGTCGCGCTGACCAAGCCAAGGGCATGCAGCGCAAAGCAACCCCGATCGAGTATCGAGATCCAACACGGGCGCGCGAAGCCCTTGAGTGGCGCGCAGGCTGGGACGAGCAGCAAGCGCATCCTGAGGGAACCGATGGGCGTTCCTAAGATCTGCATCATTATCATCGGCAATCCGCAGGACGGGTTCAGCTATCTGGGGCCGTTCCAGAGCGAACACGATGCCGTTGTGTGGGCGGAAGCCAATCGGCGCGACGACCTGTGGTGGGTAGGGTCGCTTGATACGCCTCGGAACCTGCAAAGATCAACCAAAGGAGTGAGATCGAAATGACTGACACATCAGTGGTGCGTGGGAAGAGCCCTTTGAAAGCACTGTTGCCGAACGCAGCGCCGGAAGAGAAAGGGTTTGCCGCCGTTGCTGCGGCGCTTGAAGCTGAGGTCAATGCGGCAGGAAAGCGCGCGCCAAGAATGGTGACTGAGCGGATCAAAGGTCCAACCTTCGATGATCCACACGTCCCGGTCCCAGCCGATTACGCGCCGCCTGAGCAGCGGCAGGACAATGCCACTAAGGTGCTGGGGCCGCTGCCTGACTACGTTACGCACGCGCCTGACGTGTCCCGCAGTGCCGCCATCGCCGCGCATGCCGTCGTGATCGGCTACGAACAATGCGCGCAAACACTGGAGCAGATGGGCCGCGAGTATCACGACCAAGCGCAAACCGTGCTCAAGACAGTCATCGATACCGCGCGGCTCATTCGGCAGAAAGGCGCGGAGGCGTTCCGTGAGGTCGAGATGTCATCGAAGATCGGCACGCAAGTCACCGATACGATCAAGGATCTGACGGCGCGGATGAACCTGAGCGACCGGCTTGTTGCTGAAGCGCTTGAGAATATCGATCCGCCGATGATCCCACTCAAAACGGACAAAAATACTGCATCCGAATAGCTGCGGCTTGTACCCTCACAAGTGCGTGTCGTGGCTGTGGCCGCCGTCGTCATGGAATCTGTTTGTTCAGTCCCCCGTGGCGGCGGCGGTTCAAATACGAGGCAGGCAATGAAAGACCGCAGCGACGACGATGATCTGTTCTCTCATCGACCGTTGCCGTTTCAAAGCCACAGCAAACCCAGTCGCTCCGGGGCAAAAAGGCCGCGAGCCAAACGTGTGCTCGCCCAAGAGAAATGGACTTATGAAACACTGCAGTCCGTTTCAGGCCTGAGCGATTGGCAGCTGTGGAAATTGGCTGAACCGACTGGACTGTTTGACAAACTATCTTCGATGCGAAGGGCGCGAATCGGATTGGTGTGGGTGTCGCGTTCAATCGGTGCCACTCCGTATCATCCGGTTGAAGACAGTGGTCTGGAAATTACTGATCCTGCAAGCGGCGTTGCTTGTGCGATCTGGCAAATGAAACAGTTGTATAGGTCAGTGTCTTACGAGCAATGGCTTGAACGATACAAAACCTTGGCGCACGAACGACACTGAGGACGAAGACTGATGAAACATTGGCACGTCGTCATCAATGCGCTGGTGCGCCGCACTTACCGGATCGAGGCCGATGATCAGGACGATGCCATCCGCCGCGCTTGGCGCTGCACGCCTACCAAAGAGGAAGAAATCCGCGAGGACATAATGGTAGTGCATGAGGTGCAACAACGATGAAGCCCTTGATCGTGTCCAACATGAAGCTTGGCGATGAGACATTTGACTCTGATGTCGGCAGTTGGAACGTAACGCGGGCCAAGAACGATTGCCAAGCTGGCAAGCACAAACTCTATTTGGTCGATGTGCGGGAGCTTTATGAGCACAACAAGCGCGTCGAGGTCGATCCAGCCAAAGTCCGCTCGCTAGCCACAGATCACATGGGAGATGCGCCGCCGCTGATCCTTGTTGGCGACGGCGGAAAGGATTGGCTGATCGACGGGCACCACCGGCTGCGTGCCTTGCATCGCATAGGATTTGCGGAATGCGTGGCTTATGTGATCGAGGAAAAAGACGCCGAGCCTTATCGCATCTACTACAACGGCGAGCGCATCGCGCCATGGTTTAAGGAGCGCGCATGAGCGACAAGATGGACGACTTGCGCAAGCGGGTGGAGCGGGAATTGCCGCATCACATGGCCTTTTCGACTGCGGCGGTATTGATCCACGACCTATGGGCGTGGGGACAGGAGCAACAAAAGCTAATTGACCGGCTGCGCGCCGAGATTGAGTTGGTGAGCAAATGAACCCCATGACCGAACACAAAACCATCTGGCTGCAACCGTGGTGCGACGATTGCAAAAACCCTGATGGTCGCCAGTGGTGCGAGGACAATGTGTGGGGAAAATGCGAATGCGGCAGACCAGCGGTTAAATATGTGCTCGATGAACCGACAGAGGTCAAAGCGCGCATGGGACGACCATGAGCGAGAGCTTGGATGTCCCGCTCAGTCGATGCCGCAAGTGCAATGAGCCACTTGAACGGGCGCGACCGATGGAAGACGGAACGGTGCCAGGGGAAGGCGACATTTCAATGTGTGTCTATTGCGGGCTGATCTCGATCTATAACGCGGACCAAACGCTGCGCGAGCCGACATTCGAAGAATGGGACAAAATTACAAATCAGGAGAAAGTTAAGGATGTGTTGAGGAATCGCAGTTATTGGAGACGAAAGATCTTGGGTCGGACGAGAGACTGACCCTTGCCGGCGGCGCTCACGGTTAACCGCCAAGCGTACCGATGGGCGTCGCCGGAACAGTTCACGCCGCTACGCTCTACCGCAAGGTAGTCAGGGCGATGCAAGTCCAAGGCGTAGTGCAAGGACTTGCTTCAAGTGGGATGCGACAGAAAAGCGATAACCGGGAAATCAAAAGCCCACGAGGCCCGGCATAAGAAAGGAAAGCCAGCATGGCAGAACGATTAGGCGACGCTCCAATTGACCCGGAATATATCGCGCAGATGAATGCCGTCGCGCAAGTGCTCGACGGGTTTTTCAACGGCGAGGCCAAGGGCAAGGATCGCAAGGTAGGCTTCGTGTTGCTCGTGTATGAGTACGGCGTCCGCAAAGAGGGCGACCGGTGCAATTTCATCAGCAATGGTGCTGATCGTCGCGATGTAGTCGTGCTTTTCAAGGAAATGATTAAACGCTTCGAAGGCCAGCCGGAAATGAAGGGACGTGCATGATGGGCTACGCTTTGTGCACGTCCGAGTGCTTCGGATGCCACCGCATTTTCAGCTACAACCCGATGCGGGTGCCTAGCATTCGACACCAGGGTGACCGCAAGCCGATTTGTCGGGCATGCGTCGACCGCGTTAATCCGCAGCGGATTGACGTTGGCCTTGAGCCCATCGTGCCAGCTCCCGACGCCTACGTGGCCTGCGACGAGAGCGAGCTAGGGTGATGGATGATCCACATCGAACCCTCGGCACGCCGCGCAAGCACACGGACCTGTGCTCGAAATGCGGCAAGGAAATTCCTGAGGAGCATGTGCCGCTAATCTTGTGGGCCGATGGCGGTGGCGTGATGTGGGTTTACTGCGAAGCGTGCGAGGAACCGATGTTCAACATTCTCAGACCGGTGAAACAGTGATGGGGATGCAGCTCGCATTGGTGCTGATCGTGCTGGCGCTTTTGCTGGTCGCGATCGCGTCGCTGACGGTGTTCCGATGAATAGCGACAATGAAACAATCAAAGTACGGACCATCGGCAAAGGCCGCAAGCAACGCATCGTCGTGATGTATCCGCGCGAGTTGCACGAACAGCTGCGCGTGTTCGCTGCACTTGCAAGTCGGCATTTGGAAGCGACGGCACCGAAGCGGCGGCAACGCAAAGGGCTGAAGCGATGACCGCGATCTGCGCCTGCGATCTGCGGCGAGCCCTGCAGCTCCCGCTGGAACTCAACGGCAATTTTTATTGCGGCGGTTGCGGCGGTTTGTTTGAGGGCAAGCGCGCAAAAATAGCCAAGGATTGGTGGCAGACGAGCGGTCGCATCAACGATGAGATGATGGGCGGCTACGCGACGAGATTGAGACAAGCGAGAATCAAGCGGAAAGGACGGAAACGTGCCAAAAAAAGAGGCCATCGCGGCTGACCGCGACTACACATTGGCCGAATGGCTGGTGAAGCGGCGTGTCTCGCGCACCCGGTTCACGAAGTTACAAAAGAAAGGCCTCGCGCCAGCTATTGTGCAACTGTCGCGAGGCGGGAAGATCAGCATTACACGCGAGGCCGACGCGGAGTGGGCCCGCCGCATTGAGCGGCTACGGCACAATCCGAAGGATCCTCTTGCTTGATGGCAGCAGGGCACGACGCATGATGTCGTCCGCATGATTGGCGACGAAGCGCCCATAGGTTTTCTCGATCATTGCCACCGATGTGTCGACGCTGTTCGCCAGCACGCTTGGCGGAATGCCAGCCTTAAGACTGCGCGTGATGAACGAGTGCCGCAGGGCGTACATGGTTTCTTTGATTCCGCCTTGCTCGGCGACGCGCTTCCACATCCTGCGTATCTCGTTGCCGGCCGGTTTCCACGGGTTGCCCTTGCCGTCGACTAGTAACGCTGTATTGCGCGGCCGAGTGCCAGCAGCTGCACGCAGCCTGCCAGCGAGATCGACAGGAATCGGGATCGACCGATTGACCTCGGTCTTGCGATACTTGCCTTTGCGGCTCACGGGCATCATCAGGCGCGGCTTGTCCTTGTCAGCGATATCAAGATCGCTGACCATCAGGCGCGTCGCCTGCTTGGTGCGCGTTCCGGTGAACGCCAACACCTCAAGCAGCAAGCCGTACTGATAGTCGAACGCATAGGCCGCGTCGATCAGCTGTAGCACCTGATCATCCTCAAGTACCCGATCAACCGGCCGATAGTCGTCTCGCGTCTTAAGGCCGATCCGCCAGTCATTGCGGTTGGTGATTTTGCTATCGAGATCGGCAGCGAGATTAAGCGCGGCGCGGAACATCTTGATTGTTCGTACGGCCGTCGGCCGCGTCATCTTCTTCAGGAGATCGTCACGCCATCGCTTAAGCTCGCGCGCGGTGAGCGCGCCCACGGGCTTGGCAAGCATAGTCGAGGACAAATGCTTGCGAACGCGGCGGGCATTATCGGGGTTCGAATCGCGGCCAGCCAGATCGTTGGCAAAGTCGGTGAGTGCCCTGTCGATAGACAGCGGGCCAACGTCGCTCATGAGGTCGACCGCAACCTCGCGGGCTCGCAAGAGGGCTTGATCAAAGTCGAGGATGGTTTTGCCGTCGGCTGGCACCAGGTCGTCCGCCTTGGCGAAGGTGACGAGGACGGCCCCGCCCTTGCCGTCGGCCTTACGAATGAGCCAGGAGCCAGGGCCAGCCGGCAGGCGGCGATAGCCCAGCGTGATGCCACTGGCGACAGTGTTTAGGAAGTATGCGCGCCCGCGTGCGGGGAGCTTCTCGCGGGCGCCCTTGGTATCGATCTTATCCATGTCTGGTCCTTGTCGGGTCGGTGGTTGCTGACATCAGACCAGATAATAAGTCCCATTGCAATCACAATGCTTTTGGCAGCGATGGGCAGCGATTGATGGTCTATTTCGCCCTTATAGGGTGCTTCAACACCTTGAATACACCAACCTTTCCAGTTTCTGTCGGGCCAAATGTCGGGTCTACGTTTGTTTCTTGTGGATGGGCCGGCAACGGCAGGGATAGGCCTAGACAACACAGCCGCGCCGGTGCGATGATCCCCGCGGTTGCCCAGCCCTCGACCAGCCGGGTTACCAAGCAGGACGAGCCGGCCTCTTAACGCCCCGGAGGTCGGCTCGTTCTTTTAGGTGGCCGCCACCGGCATCAAGCAGGTGGGCATCATTCCCCTTGTGGCCGATGGCGGCCCGTCTCGGCATCCGGGACATGGGTATCAAGAGCGCCTTGGCCGAGACGATACGTCTCTCTCCCCATAAAAAACCGGGCACCCTTTCGGGCACCCGGTTCACCGCCGCACCTCCCCTCCGGGAGAGGGTCGTCAGGCCGCCGTGGCAGGGCTAGGCCCGCCAAGGTGCTCAAGGTTGAGCAGGCCCGCGTCACGGGCGCGCCGCATGGCCCCAACCAGCCTGCGCTCAGTCGAGGGCGCACGCGCGGGCTGCTGGCGGCTCTCAGTCTGCTCCGCACTGCGCTGATGGCGGATGGGTGGCTTCAGCCTGATCTGTACACCCGCATCGCCAAACAGCTCCACAAACTGGGCCTTGGTCATGTTGTCGAATTGCCGCAAGGTCTTTGTGAAATTGTGGCGATATCGCATGGCCAGCGGATACTCACGCCGGTTGCGGCCTGACACGCGGGTCAGGACGTAGAGGTGCGACCCCTCGACGTAAACGAACTTGACCGGATGGCTGAACGGATTGTGACCGCTATGGGCGATAGCAGCCGTGCCGTTGGCCAGCAGGCATTTCCACGGCACGCCGCGCCGCGAGTCCTGGATGAACGCGGCGTCGAGCTTGAGCGTGAACTCGACGTTCTCCCGCGCGTCTTTGACGAGCGCCCAGACGTGCGTCGAGCAATCGTCAGCCGTGTAGAGCTTCTTGTACTTTTGTCGCGCCATCGGCGCCTCCTCTCTGGTTACGACCCTTTCTTTATCTCTCCGATTTCGAGCAGCCTGTCGTAGTACGTCTTCAATGACCTGATCGCCCGCCGCACCTCCTTCAGGCGCGCCCGGTTGATCTCGCCTTTCTTGGTGCCGGCGCGCAAAAAAGCACCTTCCTGCCCCAGACGCTCAGCCTCAGCCATCTGCGCCTTGTGGGCCTGCTGGCGAAGCTCAGCGTCAGACATGCCGTCGAACGCTGGCTCAAATTCAGGATTGTAATCGCATTCCCCTTGGCCTTCCGGGGGCAAGACCTGCCAACCCTGACCGCGCTTGGGCGCGCGGCGAGCGCGACCGTCCTGCCCGATGCGGGCCGTCTCGTCTGCAACTGCGATTGCGGGTGCGATTGCCTTGCGGGCCTTGCGGACAAGGAACTCAGAAGCGCCGATCTCTCGTGCGATCAAACGGTTACTCTTATTCCGGTCAGCCTTGATGGCCTCAAGGGCGCGATCCATGGCGGCGGTCGTCACAAGCGCTGCAGGCACAACGGCGGTATCGTCAGGCCACGACCCGTCAACGATATAAGGCTTGCCGTGGGAGCAGGGTGCCTTGACCGTGCAGTCACACCCCGGATGCGAGCAGGTCATCAGCGCACCCCGGAACCGGACCTCGCCCATCAGGGCCTCGACCTTGGTGAGCTGTAGCGGAGCAAGGTTCATCTGCAGAAACGCCAGCCACTCGCTGGGCCGCTCAAAGGTCTCACGGAGTTGGCAGAAGGCCAAGCCAGCAGCGGGGCGGCGGTCAAGCCTGACAGCCTCCTTGGCATTGGCCAGCAGCATGCCGCGGATCGTCGTGTTGCGCTGACGCTCCAAGTCGCCCATGGCGATCGCGAGGCCCACGGGCTGGCTGCGGAACACTATGGGCTTGAGGTCAGCGTGCGCCTTCTCAATGGCGCGCGTGCCGGTCGCGGCTTGCTCAACACCTGCGCGGCAGTTCGTGATTGCCTTCTCGACAGCAGAATCGCTCATGGGGGATTAGCCTCGATTGTCAGGGTGGAATTTTCGTGTGCGAATGTCAACCTGTGGTTGGAACAGCGCGAATCCGTGTTACACTGTTCGCGGTCGCAGGAATCTCGCCCCCCTTGAGTCCTGCGGCTTGATGGAAGCAGCAGGCGTCATATCCACCCCCACCCCATGACGAATGCCCGCCCCAGAAGCAGCCAGCCCGGTCCCCAAGGCACGGGCTGGCTGAGGCGAGCTAGGACCGCCGCTTAGTCAGCCCGTACAGGTACGCTGGCGCTTCATCGTCATCGATGTCCGCATAGACGCGACCGCCGCCGTAGTTCTCGACCTTGAAGGTCGTGCGGCACTCCGGGTTTGCACAATACAGCACGCGGAACTCAGGATTGACTGGGCCATAGTAGAAATCCGCGCCTGCCTGTCGGCAGACCGGACACTCGTTGCGGGAGAGGATGCTGCCAGCTTCGTTCGATCGCGGTGTTCCCGTCGAGCGCGGAAGCTCGATGCGCTTCTCGCCTTGAAACATTTTCCAGATGATGAGCGCGCCCACGACCGCGCAGAAGATCAGAGAGTAAGTCCATAACATTGCGGGCCTCATAAAAATGCCGGGAGCGGTGGGCTCCCGGCGAGGTGTCGCGTAGTGAAAGTTACTAAAGCCTACGCGATGCCGTGGCTCATCCGCCGACGTGTGCGGAACGCTGCAGCCAAGCCGACGAAGCCTAGCAACATCATACCCCAAGTCGCAGGCTCAGGAACGCCAACGGCGATGTCGATGCCGCCGTTGAAACTGCCTTGGCCCACGCTGGTGATCAGATAGTGCTCGTCGGCGGTGAACAGCGTGCCAGCAAACGCGAGATTGTTGCTGAACGCCGAGTCGCTAACGCCAGTAAACAAGGGAGTGGTCGCCAACGGATTGCCGTTGATCGTTGTTCGCTCGATCACTGACCATCCTGCCGTTTGGCCGCTCACGCTGAAGCTCGACAGAAAGTTCTCAACTGCATTCGGCCCAGAGAGACCAGATGCAATGATGTCGAGGGCCAGCGTGTGAGTGCCGGTCGTGGCTTGATCAACGTCCAACGTGTTGGACGATAACACGCCCGGAGGCGCAAGGAACGTCTGACTGTTGATCGACAGACTGTTCAAGTTGAACACACCGAATGCTTGGTTCGTCACAGTGAGCGAACCATCGGCGCTATTGATAACAATAGGAACGCCGCCATCGGCGGTTGCCGTCAGTTGGATCGAGTCTGCGAGGGCGGGTCCGACCGCCAAAGCAAACACGCTAGCAAGTAAGATTTTCTTCATCATGTCACCCGATTAAGTGGAGGGAAGCTGGAGGGGCGCGTGCGCCCGTCCCGATATCGATGCCCGTTTCTTATTAGGCGAAGCCAGCTATCCGGCGACGTGTGCGAAACGCAGCCGCGAGGCCAATGAAGCCGAGCAGCATCATGCCCCATGTCGCGGGTTCTGGAACCGCCGCAGCGAGTTGCACGGCTGCGAAGCCAGTGGCGACGGTGTTGCCACCTGCGCCGCCCTGATCAGTCCAAACGTCCAGACCGAACAGATTGCCGTTACCGTTGTTGACGAGGTTCGCCAACAGCAAGCTGCCGTCGCTGTCCTTGATGGTGAAGTTCAACGTCGTCACGTCCGTGGTCGACGCTTGGCAGGCAAGACCGCAAGTGAGGTTGAACGTGAAATTGCCGAACCCATCGTATTGCTGACTGCCGATGCCGAGAACGGCGGTCGTCGTCACGTTGTGGGTCGGGTCGAAGAAGGTCGCGTTGGCAATCGAGATATCGCCATTGACGATACCAAGACCGGCAACGAGGCCACCCAGATCGAAGCCCAACGTCGGATGACCCGTCGAACCGTGGAAGAATAGGTCCGGCGTGTTGAACCCGTCAGTGACCAAACTGACATTGAGGCCGCCCGTACCATTCTGAGTCACGCTACCGGAGACCGAGAACGTAGTACCGGGAAGGTTGATGTTAGTCAGGTCGATAGTCACGCTTTCGCTTTGCGCGCTTGCGGGCGTCACGAACGCTAACGCGGCAAGCGCGGCTGCACCTAGTAATAGAGTCTTCATTCAGTTCCTTCTTTCTGGAGGGGTCGCCCTCCCCGTGGAATCCCATCGAGGCAACTCTATGCGCAAAACTACGGCGTTGTCCGTATATCGAAAGGTATAAGGGTCAACCTTTTGTTGCGGACAAAAAATGCTGTGGATGGAAGGCGATGCTTCCGCAATTGAACCGGGAGCTATGGGGTTAAGACAAAAGAATGATACGGCGGGCTTACCCGAGGCCCCAGGTCGCCCGCCGCAGGCAGGGCAAGAGCGCACTAGCAACGCAACTGTCCCACCGTCCCCACCCTGACGCTAACGCGAGAATCGTCAACTCCCAGTTGCCCTATCATTGGATATAGACATATCAGCGACCGACAAATCGCTCGCACGCCTCGATGCTTAACTGGCAAGCGTCAACGAGCTGCTCAAAAGTTTGCTGGATTCGCCGGCTTGAGCTGAGCGGCATCCGAAACGGTTCCACGCGCACGCGCTTCACCGTTGGATCGAGCGGCTGGTCAGGCTCTTCTTCTATATATTGTGCAATGCTGGCGACCGGTGTAGGCGGTGCCGTCCGCTCAGGCTCGCGGTGCCTACGCGGCTCGAGCTGCTCACGATCCTCCCGGCGCGAGAGTCGAATCGACTCCGCTCCCGGCCCGTACCAGCACTTGGCACCATCCTGATAGCGATAGTGCCAGTGGCCTTGACGGTGATCAGGCAGCGACCTGATGCACTGGTCAGCCGCCATCGCGCTCGAGCTGCACGCGAGCAAAAGCATTCCGGTGACTAGTCTCATGAAATCCCCCATCCCTTGCAGACACGCGGACTCTGGCACCCTGCGGCAACCTGTCAACCGTGCGTTGCTACCGTCAGCCACTGCCAGCCACAGGCAGGTTCCCCAAAATTTCCGCCTCGCTCGATGGGATCATCTCCCGCACCGCCTTGACGTGCTGCCTGAGCAAGACGGAGCGCAGGCTATCAGTCTCGCGCCGGTTGCCGGGAACGATGTGGCCCGCCAGCCAAAGGGACAGAAGGTCCGCTAGGATTGCTCCCTGAACCTCTGACGGAAGGCCGGCCAGGTGCGGCCTGATTTGCCGCTTGATTGCTTGCGCTTGCTTGGCCCCCTCGTCGGAATCGATTTCCGGTATGTCGCTGAATCTGCGGATTTGCATAACGATCTCCCATCCATCGCCCGATGGCGCGCGGCCAGTTCCTGACCTGATCGCAAAAGCTACACATGATTGCATTTCTTTCCTTCAGAACACTCGTAGCACTGGCAACACAAGACGCGATATTTTGAACTGCCGCTAACCATCTCCACAATGTAATGACTGGCGGCGCGAAACGTACAACGCGCGCACACCACTAAGCTGCCGTCGACCATCGGGAGCTGCAACTTACGCTGCTTCATTTTAGGTTTTTTTGCGCGAGTAGGTGACGACGCTGTGGAACCGGGTGCCCTCTTTCCCGAAGACCGTTGCGGGCTCTTGGAGCCAGACGATTTCCGGGACGATTTCATCGAGCCAATCAACGTCGTTCTCAATCATTTCCAGCGGAACGACTGGAGCGCGCTCGTCGCCCTGTCTGTCATGTCCGATGATGATGCACTTGCCGCCGAAGGGTCCGTTGCCCCTTAGCTTGAATGCGAAACAGGGAACACCTCGAGCGAGCACGCCGTCATCGCACCACATGCGGTCGCCGGCGTCACTAATCTTTAATTTGTCGAGCGTCACCGCACCAATTATCCGGTGCATATCCCCGACAATGTCCCGGTCGTTAAGCTCGATGTCCGAGATCCGATGCAGGGCAGGGTCGATCAGGTAAGCGCGCAAGGCAACCTCCAGTTGACAGGAGGGCCGACACTAGCCAAAGATCTGGGTGGAAGGCAAAGGGAAATCCATGAAACGAGTCCAACCACAAAAATTCCGATGGGTGCAATGGCGCGAACTACGCGGAAGCGCACGCGCTAAGGGGATTGAATTTCCTACGCTGCGCACGCTTCGACGCAACGGCGTTGTGGTCAAAGTCGGCCACGGCGTCTATCGAACAACGCGAACCATGCGGCCATAATGAGCATCCGCGAGCGTACATGGTACAATAGCAAAGGTGTGCGCAGCATAGCGATGATCGTTAATTGGACTGACGCTGATGGCAAACGCCGGATCAAAACATTTAAGAGCCGGAAAGAGGCGGAACGATTCGCGGCGTTGGTCAGCAGACCTGATCACAGGTTGAACCTGCGAATGACCGCACGCAGGATACGCGAGGTCAGCAAGCTCATGGAAAAGCTTGCAGATGAACTGATGAGCTTAGGAACCACATGAGCATCAATGACGAAAAGATACTGCAAGCCATACTCGATCCGCGCTGGAAGGTCGGCAAGGTGATGTTCGATGGGTCCGAGCACATTTTTCTGAGTATGCAACACCCAGAGCACATGACGATCACTTGGCTGATCCCGCGCGAGCAAGCCGCCAAGATAGGCACGGCTCTGATCGATCTGGCGAGTGGCGAACTCAAGCGGCCAAAATGGGCAAAATGACCCGGCTCACCGTGCTGCTGCCGCTCGTCTTCGCCGTCGTGATGGTGAGCTGGGCCAAGCTCAATCCGCTGCCGCAGGATACGCGCGCGGTCTTCATGGAGATCGCGAAGCGTGACCTCTTCATGCAGCACATCCACCACCAATGAGCAAACGAATACCAATCGGGCGGATTGACAGTTGGATGAACCGCCGCCAGGGCTGGCAACTCATGCTGCTTGGCGTGGCAATCGCCATCATAGGCATGTCACTCGGCGCGGCATTGTTTGGGCTCGCCATGTGGATGCTGCGATCATAATAAAAAAAGCCCCGGTGTGAGCCGGGGCTAGTGGGGAGGGCAATCTTCCGCGCCACGGAGCGTAACGCGGAACTCGTTAGCCGTGAACGACCGGACCAAATACTTGCCAGCCGAGCAGACCAAACAGAATGAACTCGATGACGCTGCCGCCAGCTAGGTGCGCGCCGTATGGACCGCCGAAGCCGCCAAAGCTAACGCCTAGCCAAACGATGACGCAGATCACATAGACGACCCAAAACAGTAGACCTCTTGTCATTGGTAGTCTCCTCCGTTCCAGACATACGCACCGATAAACCACATCGCGACTAGGATCGCGACGACGATCAGGAAAATGATGGCTGCGTTGCGGGTGCCGCGATCCATGCCGAAATTCCAAAACGGTATTTTTAGAAAGTATTTTCATCAACAACATCAAACACCGCGCCGAGCTAAGTGTTTGCTATTCATCTTCTAACTAACTGAACGCGGAATCGCGTGTGCTAGACTCTATCTCACGGTCGTTAATGACCGGGCTTTTTGAAATGTAAATCGGAAAGCAAAGAAACCCCGGCTGGGCGTCAACCAGCCGGGGTGGGGTCTGCAACCAACCTTCTAAGGATATCAATCATGACCGACAGTCCAAGACTAGAACGTGCCCGACGGAAACACAATGCCGAGGTGGCCCTTCTGAACCGGATGCGAGACAAGCGGGAAAAAATGCTCGCGGCATTCGTCCGGCAGGAAAAGCGGATCGACGCCCAGATCCGTACCGTGACCCGCAGCAGCAAGCGGCTCGACAAGCTCGACCGCCTGACTATCGCCACCCACAATGGAGGCCCAACCGCATCAGCAGTGCCGGCGCTGATCACGGCGATCGCCGCTAAGACGGTCGAGGCTCCGCTGAATGACGAGGTCCCGTCGTTGCGCAGGAAGAAGAAACCGACCTCGGGGAACACAACCGAGGCCGGTTCCCCTCCCGCCCCACCCGGACCTGCAAGGGCTGATGGGGCTGAGCCGAAACGGAAGACGCGGCGAACGCCTGATGATTTCAAGGCTGAGATGGAAGCGAGAAAATCAGAATGAAATAATGCGGGGCACCATGTCGGTGCCCCGCTTTTTTATTACCTCAGTCGCGGCGGGCGGCACGACGGTCATCCCGCCGTTCTTGCCGCTCGTCCCGTCGTGTTCAGGCCTTCGGTCCCGTTGGAGGCGGTTCAACAATCGGATGCGCTGGAGCTGGCGGCGCTTCGATTAGGAACCACACACCGCCGACACCCGGCACAAAAACATGGACCAAGAACTTGCCGCCACCCGGCTGCTGTCCGTGCGGGGGCGGGATGTAAATCGGATGTGCTGGCGAATTGCCAGAACCAGGCTCTGGTGGCGTTTCGTCAGGCGGAAGATAGATCGGCGGCATGGCCCAAGGCGGCAATGAACCGGGGCCGCCCCAAATGCCGGGAGGTTGACCACCACCGGGCGCGATCGGATGTGACGGATGTGGTTGCCATCCGGGCAGCGTGTGGTCAACCCACGGCGGCGCGACTCCACCCCATGTTCCAGGCGGGACACCCGGCAGCGTATGGTCAACCCACGGCGGCGCAACCCCGCCCCATGTTCCAGGCGGGACACCCGGCAGCGATCCGGGACCACCAGAAATGTAACCGGGAGGTGGTCGTCCGCCCCACGTTGGCGGCATTGGCGGAACCCACGGGTGTGTCGGCACCCCCGGTGGGCCGCCCGGTGCGATCGGATGCGCGGGCCAACCGGGCACGCCGAACCCCGGATCAACCGGACCACCAGCACCACTGACGGGAATAATCATAGCGAGGAAAGGATTCATCGCGGTCAAGCTCCTTTTGGGTTGGTTGGTAAACGAGTCTGACGTTACGCTAGTGATTGCTACGCGCTTGTGACAGTTCGTCAATAGCGCAACACTTGGTTGTCAACAGAACTTAGGCGATCTCAGCCTCGTTCCAGCGCCAATCAACTGGGCCGTTGTCGGTCATCCCGAGTTCTTTCATCAGTCCCGGCGACAGATCGATGCCAGCGGGATTCGCCGGGATCTTCCCAGCGTTATTTCCTGATCCCTGCGGCAGCGGCTCATGATCGTTGTAGCATTGCTCCGCGATCGGTCGCTCGTCACCAAACACATACGCATCGTCATTGATAACCCATGGTCCCTTGTCCTTCACCGGCGCCGGCGCGCTCTTGCCGTTCGCGCGATTGAACACCGTGACCCCGCGCTCGCGGTCCTCCGCATCGTCGACAGCAACTGGCAGCGATACATAGAAGCTCTCATCGTCCAAATACTCGCCCATGCCGTCGCTGTCATAGGGTGGATAGGCACTGTGTTCGTTGTCCGCTTCGCCGCCGAACGTGGTCGCGAATACGTTCTTGTGGTTCGCTTTGATCTCCGGTTGGAGTTCGTCAGGCGGCGGCTCTGGCGGGATAGCGACAGGTTTGTTGTGAAACTCTTCGCCGTTCAGCACGACGATGACATCACCCTGCATCGTGGCGACCATGTCCACCCTATTCGGACAACGCTGACCGCGCCCCCGTCGACCGTGCCCATAGACGACGACGCCGTTGATGGTGACTTGAACATCTCCCTGCGCGCGGCCCACGATATTGACGCGGCTTTGCTCCTCAGCGGGTTCGGGCGGTGGCCGATCTGGCATATCGATTGGTGGCCTCTCTGCTGGTGGCTGTTGCTCGAGCCTCACGTCAGCGATGCTCTCCGCAATCGCAACGCAGATCGCTTCATGGTGCTCGTTCAGCAACTCAGTGTCGGCACTGCTATCGCAAAATATTACCTCGAGCAAGCAACTAGGCATGTCGGTCCCGTTCAGGAACGCCAGATCAGTGCGTTCCTTCGGCCCTCTGTTTTTGAGATGACCTGCAGCTGCGATAGCCGCGGAGATCTCGCCAGCGAGTTCTTCCTGCGTGACCCAAAGCACCTCACAGCCCATTGGACCATCATTGCCTCCAGCATTTAGGTGGACGCTGATGTCTCTCTGCCGGTCCTGCTGATTATGCCAGGATACTATGGCGTCTAAATTTTCTGACTGCGATTGCGATTCGTTATCGTGGAACTTGACGCACGGCACGTTTGCTTGCTGCAGCAGTTCATGGACGCGGTCGACAATTTTGCGGGCTTCTGTGACCTCGTCGCATTCGCCTGATGCGCCTGGCACATCCTGCGCATGGCCAGAGCTGATGGCGATAGCTTTGCTCATGTCTGTGTTCCTTTGTAGAAGACGTGGTAACGCGCGCTTCCATGCATACGCCTGTACTGAATAGAAATGATCTGATCCGGCGTGACGCCCTGGTCAGCGAGACCTTCGTTGAGCGCACTGATTTTCGCCTCAGTGAGCAGCTCCTTGATCGCATACGAAGGCGTGGGCTCGAGCGGTGGCGGATGCGGCGGCAATGCGCCCTCGATGCTCATGGCTTTCCTTTCCACCCCGTCCGCTTGCCTTGCGCCGTCGCCTGATAGCCAGATGCAGTGATCTTCATGTCGGCAGTTGCGCCGATCTTTTTGCTTGTAGAACTCAGGCCGCTTGGTTTGAACGTAATAACATTATCGAGCGGCGTGCTCTGGCCAGTAAACTCAGTCTGCCGATTGGTCGCCGTGATGCGCGTTTGCTTGCTTTGAACAGCATCGCTATAGCCTGACGCTGTGACATTGGTTTGCCACGCCGTGTCGACCTGCCTGACGACGGCGACAATCCGTGGCTTGACGGTGACCGTGACATCGAGCGGGATTTTCCTTGCAACGAACTGAACCGTCTGAACGTCAGCTGACGTGAAGCTCGCGCGATCCGGTGCCTCGAGCGCGGCGAGCGCGCCGATCGCGCCGGCCACCGCGCTGGCCTGAAATGTGTCGGGCGCTTCGTGCGCATTGAGCGAACCGACTATGCCGGCTATGCCGTATATCGCCGCGCTGTCTGGACGCTCGACCGCCTCGAGCGTTGCAAACGTCTGGGCAACAGCCGTGATGCTGGCGCTGTCAGGCGCCTCATGCGCGGCGAGCGCACCCAGCCATCCGAGGGTGACACTGAAGCTGGCGGCGTCAGGACCTTCGTTCGCCGCCAGAGTGGCGAACCAGGTAACGCGCCCCGCAAGCTGCGCGCTGTCGGGACCATCGACCGCCGCCAGCGTGGCGACCCAAACGACTTGACCCTGAAACTGCGCGGCATCGACCGTCGTCTCAGTCGCGGCCAGCGTGCCGACGCGACCAGCCTCCCCGCTGAACGCGGCGGCATCACCGGCTGCTTCAATCGCGCTTATGACACCGAGCGTTTGGGCAGACAGCCCGAAACTGGCAGTGTCGCTGGCGGTCTCATTCGCCGCTAGGGTTCCGCTGACCCCGACCTGCGAACTGAACGCAGCGGTGTCACGGAGTTCCGTTGCTGCCAGAGACCCGAGGGTCTGCACGCTGGCGGTTAGGCTGGCCCTGTCGCCTGCCTCGTTGGCAGCTAGCGCACCGTAGGCGCTTACAAGCCCCTGGATCGAGGCTGTATCGGTCGCCGCCTCCTGAGCGGCCAGCGTGCCCAGCCACGCTACCGCGCCCGTGAGGCTGGCGGCGTCTGGCAGCTCGATTGCAGCCAGCGTGGCTAGAAAGGCCGCTTGACCGGCAAATCCCGCACGGTCGCCAATCTCTGCCGCAGCAAGGGCACCTTGCCATGCGACCGTGCCGCTGAAGGACGGCGCGTCTTGCCCGTCAGTCGCGGCGACCGTGCCAAACGTAATCGACTCGCCGGGGAAATAGGCGTCGTCAGCGCGCTCAGTCGCGGCCAGCGTGCCAAGCCATGTGGCTGTGACCGCGAACGTCGCCTGATCAGCGCCCTCGAGCGCCGTCAGCGATCCCAGCACACCAGCCAGTCCGCTGAATGCCGCAGCATCGACCGCGTCTGTGGCGGCGAGGCTGGCATAGATCAGATAGCCAGAACCGGAGAACGCTGCGGTATCGATGTCCTCAGTCGCCGCCAACGCGCCGGCCGTTGAGATCCCGCCAGCGAAGGCCACGATATCGCTGGCTTCAACCGCTGCCAGCGTCCCGGCCCAGACCAGCTCGCCAGCGAACGCGGCTGCATCTGCGTCCTCCGTCGCGGCCAGCGCCACAACGGTTTCGACTTGGCCGCTGAACGACGCGCTGTCGCCCGCCTCGACCGCCGCGACCTGGCCGATCGCACCAGCAAGTCCGCTGAACACTGCGGTGTCGAGATCATCAGTCGCGGCGAGGATGCCGCTGAACGCTGACGATACGACAAAGGCCGCAACGTCCGCGCCTTCAGTCGCGGCTAGGGTGGCGATCCATTCGCTCTGCCCGCTGAACGCTGCAGCGTCAGAGCCCTCAACAGCCGCGAGTTCGAGCTGCCAATCAACCGCGCCGTCGATTGCCGCCGTATCGAGATCGTCAGTCGCCGCGAGCGAACCAAGCAGACCGGTCAGACCCGCAAACGAACCGCTATCCGCGCCTTCCGTCGCCGTTAGAGTTACGAACCATTCGACCTGGCCGCTGACCGCAGCACTATCCGGGCCTTCCTGTGCCGTCAGCGTCGAGAGGCCAACGAGACCGCCCGCGAAATCCGCCGTGTCGACATCTTCAGTGAGCGCAAAGCTGCCGAGCGTGACGGCAGTGCCAGCAAACGCTGCGGTATCGATAGCCTCGTTCGCAGCGAACGATCCAAACGTAACTGCAGAGCCGGTGAAACTTGCCGCATCATCGATCTCTTCAGCCGCCAGCGAGCCGAGCAATCCGATGATGCCAGAGAATGTGCTGGTATCCGCGCCTTCCGTCGCGGCGATTGTTCCGAGCCAAGCGACTTGACCGGCGAACGTCGTGGCGTCACTAGCGTCTGTCGCCGCTAGCGATCCAAGAGTAGCCGCCGCACCGGAAAATGCCGCAGTGTCGCTGCTCTCAGTCGCCGCCAATGCCCCGAGCGTGACTGACGTTGCGCTGAATGCTGCGCCATCAGCAACGTCGGTTGCGACCAACGTGCCGGTGATGACCGGCCACGCAACCGCACCAGCAAATGTCGCGCCGTCTGCCGCTTCCGTCGCCGCCAGTGTGCCCACGGCACCCGGCAGCATGATCATATCGGCGGATATGCTGGTGCTATCCGCCGTGAATTTCGTCGTGTCGGCAGTTAGCGTAACGGAAGCGTCGGCAGTGAAATCAGTTCTGTCTGCCGTGATCGTTGTGAGATCGGCAGTTGGGAATGTCATTGGTCAATGATCCACCCCACTCCAACGCCGTCATTGACTGGAAGCAGCTTCAGCCTCTGGTAATTCGTGCTGAGTACGATGGTGGTCAGCCCGTCGATAAATTCGCTAGCTGCCGCAGTGATGGTCAGGTTGTTAGCGGCGAAATGACCCCCGACATCCTTGAAGATGAGCGGCAGGCCTCCGCGCGAGGCGGATGGCGGCAAGGTACAAGTAGGCGAGCCGCTGCTGATGTTGCAATTTATGATCGCATCAGTCGATGTAATCGTGATGGGCGAGGACGTGACGCGCCGCTGGGTCTGATAGAGCTCAGTGAAATTTTTATTGCACTTGTCGAACGCAGTTCTAACCGGATCGCCGGTGCCGTCGTTGGGCGCGGAACCAATGCCGATCGTTTGCTGAGTCATTGCAGCCTATCGCCAGGGTCAACTGTCTCAATGGTGCCGGTGATCGGTTGCGGGATCTCGCGACCATGCTTGGCGAAGATCGCATCGACTACGGCCCGCAGCTTTTCGAAGCCTTCGCCGCGATGTTGGTCGATTGCTGCCTTGAGTTCTTGTTCGAACGTCATGTTACTAATCCTTCAAATGCACCCGCGAAGTCCGGCCTGCTGTATGGATTTTCACGCGCCAATCGACGCCTCACGGCCTGATGGCTGATCTTGTACTCGCGACAAATATCCGATTTACGTTCTATGCCCGCATTCCATCGAACCACTAGCTCCGGCCAGATGGCATTATGTATCCGCACTTCATGATGCTCTTCGCCCTGATAGCGCGTGCCGTCTCTAAGCTCATCTGCTTTGTTTTGTTTAGGCGTTTTGTAGGACAGATTAGCACGCGAATTATTTTCAAATCCTAGTTGTTCATGCGCAACAAACATTCCGGTCGGACGCGGACCAAGGAATGCCAGTGCTGCCAGCCGATGCACTAAGACGCGCTTTCGTTTTTTCTCAGCATCGGCGCGTATTCTCACCGTGAAATAGTTGTGACCATTCGCCCCTTTTCTTAACGATCTATTCAGCGGGACAACGCGCCACGGGACAAAGTTGCCATCTTCTATTCGCGGCGCGTGAAATGGTAACCGCGAATATAAGATGCCATCATCATCAATCATGTAATTGCTGTAACCGGGGATCGGATACAGTGCGATTCCCTCCGGTGCAGCCTGCATGATGCGCTTTGGCATGCCCGCTTTGTGCCGTGCGCGCCATCGGCGTGTAGCTTCGCGGCATTGACGACGGTGACGCTCTATTTTTGTTTCGCCCATTCGGTAACTCTATCACGGCGCGTGGGTCACAGTCCCCGAAGAAAGCGTAACGGTCTGACCAGAACTTATAGCCACGCTATTGAGATTGATGTCAGAGCCTGACGTGCCAACAGACAGATTGTTGACCTGCACCGTGCCGCCGCCGTCCTTGATACGGGCGACCGCAGCAGTGCCGTTCCCGCCAGCAACGCCTGACTTTGGCGCGCCCGCCATCGTGAGCGTTTGCGCGGCTTCAGTGAAGCTTGGCTTGGCCAGCGTGATCGTCACCAGCACCGCGGCAAACGCAGCCGTGCAGATCTCGATGTAGGCTGGCGCGGCATTGTTGTCGATGCCGTTCAATGCTGCCGTCATCCTTTGGTCTTTGATCGAATTGGAATAGTTCACAGCCATCATCGTTCTCCTTCTGCCTTGGCATATGCGCCCTCGATGCTCATTTCAGTCCGGCCTCTGCTTCGCGCTTGGCAATCTGCCCAGCGGCAATGCCGTATGCGCGCCGCGCGATCTTTAGCCCCGTGGTGATTTCCTTGGTGCTCTGCGCCTGTCCCCGGAGCCAGATGTCAAATAGATGCTTGAGCTGATCGTGGTATGCCTCAGTCAGCGCCGTCTTGTCGATTTGCAACAGCTTTGGATCGAACGGAATGTCGGCATACAAATCTGCTGACGGCGGTGACACTTGTTGTGCTGGCGCAGGAGTCATTAAATAAACGATGACCGCGCCAATGATGCCAAGCGCCAACAACGCGGCGAGCAATGCGCTGCCGACCTTCCAGTCCTCGCGGAAGGAAGTGCTCATCGTCATCCATCAATGGAATTCTCAGATGCCCTTGAACGTGGCGCACGCTGCCGGCGCGCCCGAGTTACCAGAGCTCCAAGTTGGATTGTAGGTCACCGCAGCAGTGCTCTGTGTGACCTTCTGGTCGAGCGACCAGCCATCTGGATAGTTGGTGGCATCAAATCCGGTCGCTACATTGGTAAAGCCAGGTCCAGAGGCAGTCAATGAACTAGGACTGCCCGGTTGATTTACCCACCACATACAAACAATCACCTCGGATGCCTGCGCGAGTGCCGGTATAGACACTGACACTGTGCTGCCAGTCCCGTTCGCACCCGCCGTCTGATCCAGCGGCGAAGTCGTAATGACATTTAGCGACTGCGCACCGATGATGACTTGGCGCTCATAGGGTGCTCCACCGGGAGCACTGGCGTATGTGACAGAAATCGTTGATCCACTCGGCACGGCAGCGGCATTGGCTTTGTACCAGACCTCGGCATAATTTGTCGTCGCTGTGCCTTGGTTCTTTGCTTTTGTGTAACTGTTGGTGCCATCCGACACTGACACTGTTGCGGCGCCGTTGTTGCTCGCATTCCCAAATGCGACGATGGCCAAGTTGCCAGCAACTATCGGCGCAGTCGTGGTTGCTGTAATGACTGTGGTGGTTTGAGTACTCTTCCCCGGATTAGCGAAAAGCGTCAGATTAGGAACAGGTGGTGGCGGCGTCGTGGAGCCTGTGACATACGAGATGACAACAATTCCATCCCCACCTTTTGATCCGCCAAGAGCTGCAGCATTTGTACTGCTGGCACCGCCACCGCCTCCAGTTCCATTAACCCCAGCAGTTCCGACGTTGACGCCACCCGAGGCCCCGGCATTGCCGCCGCCGCACGTTGCAGTTCCCGGCGTTCCAACTCCCGTAATGCCGCCGCCGCCGCCACCGGAATAGCAAACCGATGTTCCAGTGATCGAACTGGTGCAACCAGTCCCACCATTGCCGGCAACAGTGCCAGTGAGAGCATCCACGCCTATAGCGCCGCAACCACCACCACCGCCGCCGCCCCCAGGTGCTGCCACAAAGCCTTTTCCGCCATTGTTGCCTTGTCCGCTAGTACCTAGCCCGACGGTGTAACCATAGGAACTGCCGCCGCCCGAGCCACCATTGGAACCAGCAAATTGATTACAACCGGGGTTGCCCCCGCCGATGGCGGTTGCGATAGGTCCAATTGATGAATTACCTGCTGTGCCAGTCGTATTGCAAGGCGCAACATTATAAGCTGTAGGCGCAGGTGACCCAGCTCCAACAACAACAGACGACGCCCCAGCCGGTAGGAATGTGCCTGAAGCAGTTAAAAATCCGCCTGCTCCACCAGCGCCAGGTGAAGCACTTGCACTGCCAGAATTAGCACCACCAGCACCGCCGCCAGCAACAATCAAATAGTTAATTGTCTTGCCCGTTCCGCAGCTAATACTGAAGGTGCCGGCTGTTGCGAACGTATGGACAGTGTTCGCGCCGGAAGTCGTGATCGTGCCGCCTATGCAATTCACGTACGGCACGCCAGACGACGGATAGCTGATGACAACGATGCCGCTTCCACCAGTGCACGAGCCGCCGGTGCCATTACCGCCGCCGCCCCCGCCGCCAGTGTTTGGTGTTCCTACCGTGCAAGCGGTCGAGGGCGAATAGCTTCCGCCGTTGCCGCCGCCGCAAGTGGCCGTTCCCGCAACACCGGTCCACGGCCCGCCGGCACCGCCGCCCGCGTAGCAAACCGATGTGCCAGTTATTGATGACGAGAGACCAGCGCCGCCGTTGCCGCCGTTAGGATCGACAGCCACAACACCAACGGCACCAGCCCCGCCACCACCGCTGCCAGAATTAACACCACTGCCAGCAAATGCACCGTTGTGACCCTGTCCAGCTATCCCAGTCCCTGCCGCCGTTGCGGCACCACTACCACCACCACCTGACCCACCGTTGAGACCAACTTGCAAGCCTCCTGAGTTGACGCCGCCGCCTCCACCACCCGTGGATTGCGCGAGAATCGTGCCAGCGGCGAAGGCCTCGATCTGCAAAATCGGAACCAGCCAGTACTGAGCAGTACCAGTTGCGCAGGGCGATGTCGTGTTGCCAGCATTCGCACCTGAGCAATTAGTACCAACGATATTAGTGCCAGCCGTTTCATTTCCAGTAATAGAATTGTCATTCCAATTTGTTGCACAGATTAAATCCTTGCTGCCGGAAAACGCGAAGGTGACTGGATCGGAAACAATCGAGCCGGTTGGGACGCCGCCAGATGGGCTTGCGGCACCTGCCCATTTGATCTGAACCTGATTGCCATCGTAATTTAAGTTGGGGCTTGCCGCTGCCGCATGACCGCAATACATCGCATTGAATAGTGCGCGGCTACTAGCACCTTGACCGATTGTTATCCGCAGTTGCGATCCTAGCACAGGTGCCCCTACATATGCCGCCGTATTGATGCGGCTGCGATATTCGAACCCGGCACTCCCTGACCCGAAGCTAGAAAGTGATAGACTTGGCATTATGCCAAACCACGATCCAGCACCGCCCGGTGTTAGTATCAGCGAATTGCCGCCGCTCGATCCTTTCGTTAACCCTACGGCAGCGATGCCGCCTGCCCCAACCACGACCTGACTTGTTCCAATAGGAATTGTGCCAGTGCCAGTCAGCATCCCTCCAGCACCGCCACCGCCTGCATTTTGTGCACCGCCACTGGCACCGCCGCCCGCAACGACCAAATAGTTTACGGTTCGCGCGGACGCACATGCGAAATCATTGCTTCCAGCATTCGTGAACGTGTGTATCGTTTGTCCGGCGTTATAGGTGATAGTCCCACCAATACAATCTTGGACACCACCACCAGCGGCCACCGCAGTGAGCGGCTGAAACGTCCCCGGTAGTTGCGCGAACGCGCCCTGCGAAAACAATCCGCAGAGCGCCGCGACGCTCACTACATTTTGCAGCCAACGCCAGCGCATTTTCATTTCACGTCCTTAAGCAATGCGCCACCAACACAATACGTGGCCGAGAGACAAGTGTAGCCAATGATATCGACTGCGCTCGCTGCCGTTGATAGCGTATAGTTACACGCTCCCGCGCATTTTAATGTTGAATTTATCGTCGCCGGGATTGTGTATGGGCCGCCCGATGCTCCTTGCACGAATCGTATCAGTCCAGCCTGACCGGCTTTGACGTTTGAAAAATTCAGCGTCGTGATCGACGCACCCATCGTGACTTGGACGTTGATGAAGTTGCTAAAGTTGAGAGTTGTGGTCGCCGCTGCCACGACCGTTGCTTCGGTAGTAAACACCTGATCTGCGACTAGAACCTTACCGGCAGTGCCAGCCTCGAAATCCGCAGCTGCCGCCGTGTTGAGCCGCGCCGTGGCGAGCGTGCCGGTGCCGATGTTGCTGGCGTTGGTCGCGTCAGTCGTTGCTGATGCGACGAATGCCGCGCCGCCCGTCTTGGTGCAAGTAATGCTAGGCACAGCGAGGCTACAATCGCCGCCCATGACGAATTCGCCATATACCCCCGCATTGTTGTACGGAGTGCGGCCCGACGTGCCGCCGGTGATCACTGTCGTGTTCACTTGGATCGGCGCGCTGATCGGTGTCGGCAGATCCGCGCCAACCATCGCACGCCAGCCTGGCAAACCGGAGCCGCCTGAGCTCGGGCCAGCACAGAATTGATTGGCGCTAGGTTGGCCTGAGCACTGCGCCTGCGCCCTATCGAGGCCAAGCAGCAGAGCTGCGAAGATGATGAGCAGTCTTATTGCAGTGACCATCCTGTGTTCACCCCATCATTGGCGGGTACGAGCCGCAGGAACTGATAGTTGGTGTTGAGCGTAATGCCGCCGAGCCCGTCCATTCTTTCTGAGCCAGCGCAAGTAAGCGTCAGCGGATGGTTGGAGAATTGCCCGCCAACGTCCTTGAAGACGAGTGCTCTGCCCGCGCGCGTGGCGGCAGATGGCAAGTTGCATGAAGCCGTACCGCTCGTGATGTTGCAGTTGATAATCTCATCATTTGCCACGAGCGAGATTGGTGAGGCCGTGACGCTGCGCTGCGTTGGCGGCAGTGGCTTGCCGGATAGATCCGCATACGAACCGCTGTTAGCGACGGCAGCGAGGCCGAGATTGTTGCGCGCAGTCGAAACGCTCAAAACATCTGAGAGATTATTGCTGCGGAGCATGTCGCCACTGCCAGCTCCCGCAGGTCCTGGGATGCCTTGCTGACCCTGTTGGCCAGCGATACTGATATTCCAGTCAGCGTGTGTCCCGGAACCAGAAACAAGATCGGCAGTAAACGCCAGGGTCGTACCGGTGTAGTTGGTGACAACGCCTTCCATCCATTCATTGCTTGATTGCGAAGTCGCGCGGATGCGTGATCCAACAACATAAGCATATCCAGCCGTAGTCAAAATGAACGTGAATGTTCCTATTCCGACTGTTGCTGATGTTGTGGAGAAGCCACCATATCCTGCTCCAGGATTTCCTTGAAGTCCTTGGTTCCCGGATGGCCCCGGCACACCTTGAGGCCCCGCTGGTCCGATAGATCCCTGAGGCCCAGTCGCCCCGGTCGCCCCAGTCGCCCCTGTAGGTCCCATGGGTCCGGGCGGTCCAACCGCAAGCAACAAACCAGACGCGCCCCACGACGGCGTGGCGGCATGATTATATGGCCCCCACAGATATGCCGCTGATCCCGGCACAGCCGGATTGTTTTGAAGATAATAGTCACCATCGACGGGCGATGCCGGAGCACTCCCTGTCGGCGCGGCTACTCCTTGCCAGATGACATTACCCGGACGACCAGCCACACCTTGCGCGCCGGGATTGCCTTGTGCGCCGGGATGTCCTGCAGCGGTCAAATTCCAGTCACTATGACTGTTCGAGTCCCGTGTCTGACTAATTAGATCAATCGTGACCAGCATGACGCCAGCAGAATAAGAATTGACGACACCTTCCATCCAATCATCGATTGGCAACGCCGCCGATGAGAAACGCACTCTGCTCCCCGGCAGGTATGCGAGATTGGGTTGCGTGATGAAAGTTTTTGGACCAACGCCAATGACGAAGGGTGAAGTGCTGCTTCCGTTATAACTCGGACCAGGAGGGCCAGGAGGGCCGATGTTGCCGGCGCTGCCGTTTACGACTGTGACTGATTGGATCGTCATATCACTGCCTCTGGATTGATTCCGACGACGCGAGTGATTGTTGATGCCGGAAATGGAATCGGTTGGGCACTCGGCAATATCGTCGCTGTTGGAATAATGCTTCGTGTGATTCCCAGATCGATGGTGACCGTCGCTTGCACGAGATTGCGCGTGTATCCGTCAGCCATCCCGAGCAGATCGAAAACGTAATCTCCTGGCGGGACGAGCTGCATAGTCGCAGCCGGAACAGACAATTGCCAAGTGTTGTCATAGACCTTGAGAAACCCATTGACTGTGCTTGCCTGCAGCACAACGGTTGCGGCTGGCGGCGCAGATCGCATCTCGAGCGTGAACGAGATGCCGTCCAGCATTATCGGATTGCCGGCTGGCGGCGGTGCATCCCAATATTCAAGGCCATCGAGCCAATCAGCATTGTTTGCCGCTTCAGCAACGAGCACGCAGACGGGCAAATAAAGAAGCTGCGAGGCCATGATGACGGTCTTTTTATGAGGGTGTCAGGAAGGACGGGGGTGTTGGCCACGGTGGCATTCCAGTAGGCACGATGTACGCTACACATCCATTGAAATCTAATGTCTTGACGTTGGCGATTTGCGTGTCCCGATAGGAGTTGACTGAAGCAACCCAATCCATCGTCGCCTTGGAGTTCGCATCAGTGGGTGTGTGGGACAATGTATAGAGAGCGTTTCTTTGCACATCCGCAGGCGCGTATTTGTTGACCAGTGATGCAGCGTATTCAGTGACATTCGATGCTGTTTCTGACGTTAGCCCAGGAATGGTTGCGATGTTCTGAGGGTTGGCACTCGTATATCCGGGCGCAATACGTTGTTGGTCAGGAAGAAGCTTCTGATCAGAGGACCAAGTGAGGTCGGGCAGTTGCGTGATATTTTGATAATACCTCGGATCAGGCTTGGTTGTCGTGATTATCGCCATTTTGACCTTCCGCGTTTGAGTCCGCCAGTCTGTACTGTTCACGGTAATAGCGATCAATTTCAGTCACAATCTGCGAATTGACACCCAGTCGGCTTCTGGTCCAAGCTTCGACGATGGCGGTCAACCTTATCGCCCTGCGTCTCGTTTCCTCGCAAAACGTACACATTTATGATTGCTGCTTGCCGGGGAAGTCGGTTTGAAGATGCGTCAAATCCATATTTCTTGGCGTCCAATTATTGTTGTTCGGGCTGGCGTCCTTGCCTAAGCCAGTCGGCGTGGCGTCGGTTGCGTTCTGCCAGTTCAAGTAAAATCCGTTGGGACCAAAGTTCATCTTCATGATCTCGCTCGGATCGAGCGGAACGAGAATGCCATTAACTGCCTGAGCAAACTTTGTATAATCTCCTATCGATTGGCCATCTATGTTGATCACTTCTGCATAACGCAATGTGCTGTACCCGAAATTACCGGCAGCGCCACCTAAGGTTGGCATGCCAGTACAAGACCAATCTGTTCCAATGTTCTGTTTCAGCGTGCTATTCCAAGGACTGTTGCCCGAAACAGCACCCTTGTTTTTCAGAATGCCGTCCATATAGACATAGATAAATGCTCCATCAGAGGTGCAGAGAAAGTGATGCCATTTATTGTCAGTCATTATGCCTGACGTGTAGTACCCATTCGTCACACCTGTGTAAGATTCATACGATCCTACGCCTGAGACTTGACCGCCAGAGTTATTCCACCAGACAGTCCATATGTTGTTGTTGGTTGTGTCGCCTTCAAGGTTCACGCCAAAGAAATTCATACTACAACCCCACCACGCCCCTCCAACGTCACCGGCTGTGAACGCCCAAGATTGACCGCCGCCCGACTGAGCGCCCCCATAGATTTGATTTGTTGCTACAGGAGTCTTTACGAAGGCACTGATCGTGAACACTTGCCGATTCGTATTCAACGAAGGCATGCGATCCAAACACTGGGGAGTGTTACAAGCGCCGTAGCTAGGACTACCGGGAGGCATCAATTGAAGCGATCTGCCGTCATACGCTTTCGGTGCTGGCTCAGGTCCGGGTTGAGCGCCTGAATTGAAAACATCGAGCAACTGCCATTGGGCTGAATCAAACACCAAAAGCCAAATCTGATTAGGAACGCCATCGCCCGCTACGATTGGAGAGCCGTCAGGATGTGCCACAGGATGAATCGGAAATGAGTTCGGCGCAAAATCAGTTGGCCCTTGGATTACTTGATCGAGCTTAACCTCAACCGTGCGGCCTTCCTTGATGTCAGGCAACACCGGACTGTATAGTCCGATCACATGATTCTTTGTGGTTTGTTTTGGATCTTGCCAATTCGGATCGAGCGCGCCCGTGTCGTGGACATAAGGCAGATCGACGTTGTGCAGCGTCGTTGCGCCACCAACGCCACCATCCGCGCCCATATTTTGGAGTTGAAAGAAACTACCGTCCGAAACCAAAGTGGCAATCTGGCCGGCCACCATATCGTTAGCATTAAGTTCGGCCCCGTCTCTGCGCTTGATGGCCGTGGGATTTAGATTACCGATGGCTATAGTCGTAGGCCCGGTGACCGTATGGGCGATAAGAACATGTAATGTCAGCCCTTGAGTGTAGGAAATGATCGGCGGGTTGAAATTGGGAATCTCCACAGTATCCAGCGGACCACTATCGAGACTATATATCAGCTTGCCGTCGCGCACGGCGCGCGTCATCTGCATCAGATCCTGATCAGTCGGGACCTGTTTCGAATTGCTGATCAGGTTGACGATCTCGCGCTGTGGATATTCGAACGCTGAAGCGGGCGGCACGGAGCCCTGACGCCCGATTGTAGGATCGCCATTTATGTAAGAGGCGTTCGGATCAATTAGGCCAGGTGGACCATATGGAGGCTGATATTGCACGTCATCTCTCCTTTAAGAATAGCGAAGCGCATAAGTAGCACTGCCCACCCGTGCTCCCGATACTGGCGTCAAGCCAGCCGGTGGCACAGGCCAGGGCGGCATTCCAAGAGGCGGGATATACATAACAATCTGGTTGAAGTTTAATGTTTTGATGTTCGCAATTGTTGTATCTCTGAAAGCATTGACCGCAGCTATCCAGTCCATCATCGCCTTGGCGTTCGTCCAAGCAGTACCGGATGTTTGAGTTACCAAGATGTAGAGAGCATTTCGTTGTAAGTCGTTGGGCGCGTATTTGTAGATCAGCTGTTGCGCCATAGTTTTCACGCTGCCTGCAGTGGTCGTGCGCAAGCCTGGAAATGGAATGCCTGCTCCGGTGTATCCGCCCCTGGTCGGATATATGATCGTATCGTCAACTGGAAGTGGATCAGCTGCCCAGTCCCCATTGTCGTACTGCACGATATTCGTGTAGTACCTCGGGTCCGGTCTGTCGTGTGTGAGAATTGACATGGGTCACGGTCCTGAAATCGTGCGCCATCCTGGCGGTAGGCCGGTTGGCCATGTGCCGCCATTGGTAAAGGTTCCGAAGGTCTCGGTAGAGTCAGGATTACCGGGATAGTCCAAATGCAGATGCGCAGCCGTGAAGTTGACCGGCGTCCAATTATTGCCTTTGCCGCTGTAGTCGGAGCCTAAAGTTGTTTCTGTCATGGCAGTGGCATTCGACCAGTTCAAATAATAGCCGTTCACTCCGAAATTCATCGCCGGTATGTTAAGCACTTTCGGGACCATTATGCCGCCGATGTTATAGGCGAAGACGCTCCAATCGAGCCACTGCCCATCAACCATGACAACCTCGGCCATGCGAGCACGACAGCCATAGACTGATGGTTGGAACGCAACAGGAGTGGGAGTCGTGTTAGCGGGATTATCCGGGCCAGTTTCGGTGCCGAGAGCGTGCAACCGTGCTGCATTCATCGTGCTTGGAGTAGTCACAGAACCAGCATTTACCAGAATGCCATCGATCCACACTTCAGTTTGATGAGCGCTGATCGAGTCTCCCCGCCACATTAGATGATGCCAGTTTGTGTCTTTGAATAAGCCCCACGCAAAAACACCGTTATGCGTTGCAGGCGTAGTGGAGTCGCCGTAACCGCTTTTTGGGACGTTAGTATTGTCCCAAAAGGTCGATAGACAGGTGTCGATGTCGGCGCCTTCAAACTCCAGGCAGGTCACATCGCCAGCTCCACCAGTAGCAGGTCCGGTAGCGTCGGCAGCGGATATGACGAACTCTCTAAGATCGGTTTGATGGCCTGGAACCACATTAGGCCGTGGGATCAAAACCGGCCAACGAATGAACGTACTAAACGTCCATAGGCTGCTGTTGCCAGCGGCCTTGGGCGTGCGCATCATAAATGGGAAGGACGTGTAGGTTCCCCACCATCCAGCGCTAGGGTCCTGAAACTGCAGCGATCGCTTTGGCGTTCTTACAATAAGTGCAGTCGGGTCCGCGCGGCTGCTGATTAACTGCCACTGCCCGCCGTCCCAAACGAGAAGCAAAATCTGGTTGATGACGCCGTCGCCTGCGGACAGGTCAGTACCGTCAGGATGACGCACTGGATAGACTGGGAAATTGTTGGGCTTGAAATCAACTGGCCCAGTCGTATTGTTTGCCAGTTTGATTTCAACGGTTCTCCCTTCATTTATATTGGGCAAACTTGGAACGTACAAACCAATCAAATGATTGATAGTACCAGTGTCATGCACGTAGGGGATCGTAATTTCATATCGATCAATGTTGCCAGAACCAGCTTGATCGGCAATGCCAAGGTTCTGGACCTGAAAATTAACACCATCATAAACCAAATCTGCAATCTGTCCGGCCAACAAATCGTTGGCCTTCAAATCAGTGCCGTCTAATTTTACGACACCCGCCGTCGCAAGATTGCCAATCTGAATTGTAACCGGCACAGTTCCGCTTGCGCTGTGGGCCACCAATACACGAACTTCAAGGCCAGCCTCATAATCTGTAATAGGCGGCGACAGTTGCGCGACAACAAGTGCATCGGGTGTTCCTTGATCCACGCGAAAGTTCAATCGTCCGTCGCGGACACCGCGAGTGACCTGCATCAAGTCACCATCGTCAGGCGTCTGTTCCGAGTTCGTGATCAGACTCGTAATCTCTCGCAGCGGATTTTCGACGGTCGCCGCCGTTGGAACCGAGCCATGTATGCCCTTTCCCTCCTGCGCGTTGATATACGGCGCATTCGGATCAGAGCTGGTGAGCGGCGGCTCGTATTTCATGGCAATCCTGCGTACTTGTTCGGCGGAGATAGGTTGCTGTAATCAAAAACGATGTCAGTCTGAGCAGGTTTCCAGCGCCTCAATAGACACTCAAGATCCTGTGCATATCCGATCGTCAGATGCGGGTCCTCGCCGGCGCGGCCAGATCCACATCGAAACCACATCAATGGCGCAAGGTGAACGTGGACCTGCCAGTAAAATCGAGTTTCAGGTGGGCCGATTTCCCAACGAAAATCATCCATCAATTCAGGATGCTGACCTGGCGTGTCGTCCCACAACTCCATGCCGCGCGTGTCACCTAATTGCGAGATCCCGCAAGTAAATGGCGCGAATTCCGTGATCGTGATGCTATAGCCGAGCCACTTTGAGATATCGATGAACCACTGTCGGCTTTGCGCACCCAACAGCGTCATCTTGAACAGCAGCAACGTATGCCGCTGCTCGATGGTCAGCGCACTTTTGAAGCAGGGATCAGGAAGTCCCCAGTTGCGCTCCCAATCCGGGAGCAGCTCGATTGTCAGACGCGGATCGCTTTCCCTTTCCAGTAAGTCAGCGGCGCGACCATCGACGTAACCCCAGATCTGTGAGAGGCCACGCACCGTTTTCATTAAGACGGAATCAGGCTCTCGCGGCCACGCTACTCCTTGCGGCAACAGCGCAGCACATTGCACCGCATAGGCATCACCGTCGCGCCTTATGTGCCTATCCGGCATCGCAAACCCTTATCCCGCGTAAATGATCGATCCCAGAATTGCCAAGTGTCCAGGACTAGGCATCGCCTGTGTGGCAAACACCAGTTCGAAATGATCGACGCCTAGCGCGTCAGCGATGGCCACCTCGACCCATGAGGCATATATCGTGCCGCCAGGAACGGCTTTTTCAAAAAGCATCTCGACCAGCGATTGCTCGATTGCTTCGCGTGTAGCGCCACTATCAACGACCAATTGATTGATGCGCAGATCGATTGGAAACGGAATTGGAGCGACAACGAAGATGTCCTTGACCGCCACTGGGCGCTGCGAGTCAACGTAGGTTTCGACCGCCGTCACGTCTTCCGCCAAGGGGAAGCCGTTATTGTCGGCACGAAGATCGTCCATCATGAAGCGGATGGTTACCGTGCCCATGCCTTGCTCTAGCGGAAATGCCCATGCTCGCGTAACTCCAGGCACAGCCAAGGCCCACGCTTCATAATCCGTGGCATCTCCCCCCATCGGAGGCTGCTGTATGCGCTTGAGAACGCGCATCCGCAGCTCGTCGTCCGTCTCATCGTCAGCGCCGCCCGTGATCGTAATCACAGAGGCGGGAGGATCTACGCCGTTCAATGCTGGATTGAATAGCAAGAACTGGCCTGCGGCCTGGTTGCCGTTACTGCCAGCATCGAGTGCCCGCACGCTGAGCGATGTCGAAGTCTGGCCGACAACGCTCTGTTCCATGGTCTCGTAATTTGTGACAGCGCCTGTCGCTGGCTGGCTGACCAAAGTCGCGCCCAGCGGAATAACAACGCCGGGTGTGCCAGTGACCGAGATGGAACCGAATGCCAGCGTTGCCAGCTTTCGTCCGATGGTGCCATCTGAATTCACCAGCCAGATGGAACCATGCCGATCCAACCATTCTGTTTCAGCGGTGTCGGGCAGGAGCTGCAGCGCGAGCCAATCGATATAGCGCAGGACATGATGCGCCAGCCCCGCCATCGTGTCTGCCATGACGCGCAGCACGTTGTTGCCGACGAAGACGGCACCGTAAAGGTTGGCCGTGATTGCATCGCGCGTAAGCTGCCTGACCGTCTTGAGTGACGGTGTGGTCCACGGCATGAGATAGATCCGAAATTAAGGATTAAGGGGTTGGCCGGTGACGTATCGATCCTTCGATCCGACCGGAACATAATCGCGCCCGATTTCGTCCCACAGACTTTGGAAGCGCAGCTCGATAAGTCGCTTGGGTCCGCGATACATGCTGACGCTCACCGAGATCTGGTCGCGACCGCTGCGCGTTGCGTCGACATCGATGCGACTGCAGATGTGCAGATCGATGAACGGCTGCAGGGCTTGGCGGGTGTAAGCCTTGGCACGCACCAAGGTTGCGCCTTCCCATGAATAAGGGTCAGCAATCTTGGCGCGGAACAGCAGCCAGTTCTTGCAGCCTATTGGCCAGCCTTGCCAGATTTCCTCAGCGTCCAAGTCCCCCCACCAGCCGCGGCGATCTTCGCTGTCGAGATCAGGCAACGGATCGTCAATCGCGGCCAAGGTGTCCGTACCGATCGCCACGCGCACCGCCGTGGCCAGCTCCTGTTCCTCAGACAAGCCATCAGCGTTCTGCAGCCAATCCATGAACGTGCCGGCTAGACTGACCCGATCCTGCAGATAGATATCGGTCATTGTTGTGGTGCCGGTGCTGGCGGCGGCGCCGCGTTCTGTCGATAGATTTGCTCGCACTGCAAATGGAGCCAGACCAGCACGCCCATGACATGCTTCTGGACCAGATCCTGCTTGCGATCCGGCAAGCCGTGAGCCTCATAGCCACACTGGGCGCATGAGGGTCGGTATGCTTGGCCCATTTCACCACCCCGCAGTTACGTCGTAATTGATTACGTCTGCGATCACTGTCAGCGCTTCGACCTGCGCGACTTTCGTATTTTTCGTGCCAGCAAGAGTGTTGGTGCGCACGGCGATGCCATTGAGAATTGCGGTTTGCTCTGTCGATGTCACGGCCACCGGCGCGCTGGCACCAATCGGTATCCATTGCATGCCGGTCGTGACGACGACGTTGCCCCAGGACACGATCATGCCGCCCGGATTGCCCGGATTGCCGGGGCTAGTATAGGAACCATCAACGCCGCTCGCCAGTCCGGTCTGACCAGCCGTTCCAAACAACAGCGCCAACACGCCAGTACTATCTGCTTGTTGAGTAACTGACGGCCCTCCCATCTGACCCTTACGGTTGATGTCACCACCAGTCGCCGTCCCGCCTGCACTGCCTTGTGTGGGATACATGCCAGCGCTGTTAAGGCTTGTCCCGTTGCTTCCATTCGCCGTGAGCGTAGGAATCGTCTGCGTGCCACTCGCCAAGATCGATGGCGTGCCGTTGCCGCCCACTCCTGTCGTCGCTGCGCCACCATTGCCGCGCGTGTAGGTGAGCGTGTGGCCTGGCGTGAGTCCGGTCAGAAATTTTTCAAGATAACCCGGTGCGCCAACACCCGGCGATCCGATCAAATAAGACACAGATGATCCAGCACCCGACGCGCCCGATCCGCCCCACATGCGAACCCACGCCTGCTCCGCTGGAATCGTGATGGTAGCGGAAGCCGTGTAGGAGACAACGGATGCGCCGATCTCTGTAAGATTGTTTTGTAGTTGCGCTCCATGAGACGAAAACAGCGCCTCGTCCGATGCGTCCCACGAGTAGTCCCCAGATGCGACAGGATAGTGAAATGGGTCCTGCCGCTTGCTTTCGAAGATTTGTTTGATCAGATCGGTTTGAACCTTCTGCGCTTGCGCCAGTGTCAGACCTGGCAACAGCGTAAGGAACTGCTGAAAGAATGATGCATAAGGCGTGACATCGATAAAGCTTGCGCGTAGGCCATTGTCGTTCGTGTTGGGGTCAATCTGGTTCTCGATCTCGCCCTTGCCATCCGTCCACTGCACCATCCACGAATTGATCGGCAGCGTCGAGAAATCCATCCCGCTGACTGACGCATTGTCGACCGCGAATATCTGCGGATCGTCCGTGTTGAGCCACCAGCGCATGGGATTATTCTTTGCAGTAGCCATCCTTCTTTTGCTGGATCGGCACCGTCGACCAGCACCCACCGCTGTCGGTGAATATGCGATTGCCGCCCGTGCGCAAATGCGCGTGGTCGGTGGTCGCCTGCGCTGACTTGGTTTTGTCTCCGTAATAAACCGTGCTGTGATCCGACCCCTGCTGTGAATATGCACTGTTTTGCTGAACGGTCGTCGCGTCCTTTGTTTGTTGAATGCTGATCTTTGAACTCTGGTTGTCGCTCTTGGCTGATTTCTGGCCGTACTTTTTTTGTTGGTTCTGCTGACCTGCACCGCTGCTCGAGCTGCCGCTGCTGCCTCCGCTCGCCGCTGTTTGTGTCGCAGATGGCTGTTGCGGTTTCGGCGTGCCAGTATCCGCTGACGGCACCAGCGCGATCCGCATTACCTTGTCATCGCGCGTCGATAGATAGGTGCCGTCGCTTGACAGAAGAAATTGCTGCCGGTCGCTCTGGAGCCGATGATTGGCAACATCGCCTTCCTCTAATCCGATCAGGCGATGACGCCGATCGCCCATCGATATGATGACCGGATGGCTGCGCGAGCCATTGAGATAGAGCACGATGGCCTCAGCGGCATCGCCCTGCGGCTGTTGGCCTTCCTCGCCCTGCGAGCCAGCGCCGCCGCCTCCGGGACCGCTGCTGCCACCCCCAGTGTCCTGTTGGCCTTGTTGTTGCTGCTGATCGTCTTGGTCCTGTTTCGCCGGCACACAAGTCCCCCCATAATTCTCAGCGAATTCGACGCCGGTATGTGTCTCGCTGTCCATCACATCGAGTTCTTTTGTCTCACTCCAAAACGGACTCGAATCGAGTTCGCGCAAAGTCGCACGGGACGCATGAGTTTGAATGCGGTTAGCCGAGTCGCCGCTGTTGCTTCGCATCACCATCGGTCGATGTCTCCCATTATCCCGGCGAGAATCCCGGTCGGCCCCCGGACGGATCGCTTGGATCGTCCACGCCGCCAGGGGTTTTCGGATCCATGTTGTAAGGTGCCTTCCCGTCCTTGGCGTCCTGTTCGCTGCCGGTTTCGCGCGTGAGCTCCAGCGTCGTGCGCGTCCCTGACTTGTTGTCTTGCGTAAATGTCGCTGACATGAGCTTGAGCGATTCACTAACCAACAGCATGGGCGATTGCACCATGACCTTCGTCCCCGGCTCCCAAAGGCCGCCTGACGGTCTCATCCACCCCTGCACCACTATGGTCACTTGCAACTGCTCTTGGCCGCGGCGTTGTTGTTCCATATTGCCGCGCGCCTTGGTGTCGTCCTTGTCGCCGTGATGCTCAGTCAATCCAACCTGCGGCGCATATACGCCCTTCCCAGACTCACCCAGTGGTCGGCTATCGGTTTTTGACGTTGGGCCTGCGGCCTCGCGCCCAAAATTGAAATTGCTGCCGGGTGTCTGACTTTTCTCATTGAGCGGCCCGTCGCCCATGTTCATGGTCATGACCTCTTGACCATCAAGAATATTTACGCCCTCGACCAGCGCATCGCCGCCGCCCTGAAAAAACGTCCGTCCTGTCACGTTGCCTTGCTTGTCAGTCCCTAGGGTCACCTGCCGCTGGCGCGCAAGGATATCGAGTTGATGCCACGCACTCATACCTGGCGCCACGTTCACCCGTGGAAATTGCTTGGTAGGCATTGCCGTCTTAGGGACAAACTGGATGCCGAACGGTTTCAGGAGTTGCGTCCCGATTTGTTGCAGCGATTGGTTCTTGAACTCCATCGTCTTGTGCATGACGGAGCCATCAGCCGCCGCCTTATTGTAGCTGTGCCCAATGATCTGAATGCCATGCTGTGTTGCGTTGTAGCCGACTTGCCGCGTCTCGACGTATCCAGAAATGGCCAGCTCACCGCCCAGCGTGATCGTACAATGATCCCCTGGCTTGATCTTCAGACTCCCAAAATCTTTGGTCAGCGGGGCTCCTTCCGACACCGACAGCTTGAAACTGTGGTTCGATTCTCCTTCCACCATCTTGACCGTGACATTTTCCCAATCCTTGAAATCCATGCCACCGACAGTAATGACTGCGATTTCTGAAGCTCTGAACGGCACGATTGCCTCACGCGCTCAAGGCCCGCAATGCCAGTGGCATGAACAGGGGATGGACGACCTTGTTTTCTGCCGCCAGTTCTTCATCCCGGCTCCCGTCGCCGTAGATGTATTGGCTGGCCAACAACCCCGGCATCACCATGGGCATCTGATAGCGTAGTATCCGCGGCAACGGTCGCGCGCTGTCTGTCAGATGCCGGGTGATCGATCCCGTAAGCGTGATGAATGCCTCGTAGCCTGGACCGCTCATGGTATCCGCGATGATGTCCTTGATGGTTTCGAACCAATTATTCATCCGTTGCATGGTCGCATCGACATCATCGCGACTGACATAGACTGTCGCTGCAATGATCCGCCCTTCCTGCGCGATAGCCATGATCAACGCATTCTGTACGACACTGGTCGACATCAGAGTGGTCGGCTGTTCAGCAATAAGTCCAGCAACGACCTGGTCCATCCAATCAAGACTAATGCCGGCCACGGTTGCGAGGAGAAAGCAGTTCAACAAGCGATTGGCGAATGTTCCATCAACCACATAGGTGCTGGTGCGTGCATTAAGATCGCCGCAGGCTTGACGCAACGCAGAACCGGTCTGACCGCGCATGCCGTTAAACCGCATCAAATTCGCAGTTATCCGACTAACGATGCCGTTGATTTCAGCTAGTTCAGATGGCGTGCTCATGCCGCTACGGTTTGGCTGGGTTGAGGTTTGATCGTGCTCTGCAGCGGAGCTGTATCGCTTTTGATTGCCGTCGCTGCGCTTGTCTCAGCTGCGGTCGAGGTCATGACCAGCATGGCTGCAGTATTGATCACTGCAGTCAATATCCCAGATCCCGCCTCCACGAACTGCATATCCCACTCGATGTAACCGCCGGCCGTGCGCTTGTCGCTGTACGAATATCTCTCGCACTGGACCAGCATCTCGCCCAGCGTCGGATGAATCAAAACGCCAGGGCCGTCCGCCTCGAGCGCGTTGATCATGTCTCCAATCTGGCTGAGCAGGTTGCCACGAATGCCCTTGTCGCGCAGGATCAAATAGCCCGTGATCTGCCAGCGGATCGCGCTGCGGCCCATGTCCTCGGCATAGGGGTTATTCCGTTTCGGATACTCATGGACGACTGTCCTGCGTCCGCTCGATCGCGCGCTCGTCTCCACATGAAAGACCGCGCCGCGAAACGAGGCGGGCACCAGATTGTCGCGCCAGACGTTATGATTATCACGTATGGAAGCCAAGTTAGTCGAGCCTCAATTTATCCCGGTGAGAAGCCTTCGATGCCGCCGCTTGGGTCTTTGTCCCGGCTGATCGTTGCCGATCCCATGTCGCCGCTGCTTTCCGACGACACCCTTGCACTGCGCCCGCGCACGTTGACGTTCAGATTGATCCTGCTCGAGCCGCCTTGCCGCGGAATTGGGGTGAACCCGCCAGCTGGTAGGCTTGCCGCCTCCCGTGCTTCCCGCTCAAGACGCGCGATCTCGTCCAGGTTCGACCAGACAATTGGTGACGTTGGCGCAGGCGGCGATGTCGGCGCTGTTGGCGATGACGATGCTGACGATGAGGACGGCGAGGCAGGATCGCTTTGATTGGCCAGCGCGGGATCTTGCGATGTCCTCGCGAGCATTTTTAGATATTGCGTTGAATATTGGCTCTCGCTCTTGCCCGTTTGTTTTGAGCGTTCGTGTCCACCAGGGGCCGTCGTCCATTCACCACTAAGTGCCCGCGCCATCCTTCCAATCATTGCTGGGTTGTTTTTGTTGGCTTCCAAATCTTTTTGCAAGTTGCCGGTCAGACTTGGAATGCCGAGATTTCTATAACGGCGCGCGTAAATATCTTGTGCCTTGTCCCAGTTGCGAATGTTCTGGGCCTCTGGCGACCAGCCCGAAACCTTCATGCCGGGGTGCAATCGCTTGCTGCGCGCGACGTTCTCATAATAGGTGTTGATCGTTTCCTGATAGCGACCAGACGCATAGGAAACACCAGCCCCCCCAACATAACCGCGCAGCCACGGATAGGCTCTTTTAGGGTGCTCGTCCGTATTCGGATCGAAGCGGACGTTGCCAATCATTGTATTCCAGCCAGCGCGCTGACCGTTTTTGAAAGCTGGCTCCGCTTCCCAAGTCGCGATGGTGTCAAGCAGTGCCATGCCTTCTGACGTGACGCCTTTCGTGGTGCCGGTTGCGTTTGTCCCGGTGTCAGGGATGCCACTGTCTCCACCACCGCCGCGTCGGCCACCACCACCGCCGCGCGTGCCTCCACCACCGCCGCCGATTGTTGTGCCAGCGCGGCCAACTCTGCCCGTGCGGATTTGTCCAGCCAGCCCAGCCAATCCGCCCGCACCGCTCACGTCCGTGGTGAGAGCCTGCGAAGATATGTAGTTCGCGAGCTGCAACACTTGCCGCGATGTCGCGTGTACCTGTTCGCTCAGTTGATCGGTATCTTGCGGGTCCTCGCCTCCACCGGGAGTATAACCACCACCAGTCGATAGCAGGCCCATCGCTCGCGGCGCTGACGGACTCTGGCCTTGCGTGCGGCCAGTGCCACGCAGTTGTTGCGGCGTCGGCATGGGCAGCAACGGTGATGCTGATGGCTTCGCAGTTGGCGGCGCGGGAGCTTCGCCGCCGCGGACGGCTGCGGTTATCTTCGCGATCACATCCGCATGCTGGCCAACGGCCATCAATGCCTTGGCAAAAGTCAGCAGATGATTGACGAATCCGGGAATGACCAGATCAGCCATCTTTTTCAATACGGGTCCCCACAATTTGGGTTTCCCGATGATCGGCTCGAGATCCTCTGCGGTTTTCTTGCCCCATGCAAAAATGTCTCGCAGCGCCTCGACCGCGCCCACCAAGCCTTTGGCGATTCTGTCCCACGGGATATTGAGCGTTGACAGCCAATCCGCGAATTGCTGAACGATCTTCTTGCCAGGACCCTGCAAGAACTTGTCGAGTGTTTGCGATAATCCTTCGAACGCTGGCATCACCGCGCCAGCAAGCGTGGTCTTCAAATTATCGAACGAGACATTCAGACTCGCCATCGCGATGCTGAGACGGCGCGCCTGTGGACCAGCAAGATCGATAATCGAAGGGATATTCTTGACGGTATAGAGATCGCGGAATGCAAGTGAACTTGTGCCGAAAATTTCCGACAATTTACGCTGGGCATCGAGGTTCATCCCCGATTGCAGTTTGGCAAATTGACGGATGCCTGCCTCGTAGCCGCCCGGTCCCTTCACCATAGCGATGAGCTGATCACCAACACGTTGGCCGCTCGCCCCGCCAGCCTCCACCAGCGCCTTATAGACCGGCGCATCCTGCCCCATCAGTCTTAGATCGCGCATCGCGCGGAGCAGGCTCTCGATGCCTGATCTGCTTTGCTCCGTGCTCATGCCGAGCGCCTGACCGCGCGCAACCAAGTTGTTGAGCTGCGCGGTGGTCACGCCAAGCGTGTCGGCTAGATATCTGTTCTCCTCAGCGGAACGCGCGAGGCCGCTGACGGCTTGTGCCGTCTTGTCGATGGCGAGGACAAGGCCAGCTCCGAGAAAGCCGCCCGCGCCGGTTAGTCCCAATATCGTTCTAAATTCACGATTGACCGTCCGCGCCAGCGACTGGATTGCGCCTTCGAATCCTTTGAAGGCTGACTCGAGTCCAGTAAATAGCTCATGATTGGCCGCAGCCGCTCGGATGCGTGCGCGCTCGCGCTCGAGCGCAACCGTAGCCTCATCCCTGACGAGGATCTCGACGGTGGGTGATCTGGTGCCTTGAGCCATTTTTTATGCCGGTGAGAAGCCTTCGATGCCGCCGCTGGGATCGGATCGGTCGATGCTCGCAGGCCCTACGACCCCGGCACCTTCGCCAGATACTTTCACGCCGCGCGGCCCGCGCACATTGATCTGGAGATTGACAAGGCCGCTGATGCGACCTTTTGGAATCGGCGTATAGCCGCCCTGCGGATATTGTTCGTCCAATTCTTTTTTATATTTGAGCCGCTCGATCTCGTCCTCGTTCGAATAGACGATTGGCGACGTTTGCGCAGGCTGTGCCGTTGCAGGTTGGCCGCCAAGCGGTTCGCCTGCGGTGACCCTGGTCCGATATGGCATATTGAGCGTCTGCGACGGATCGGACGTGCCGCGTTGATAGCTGGTGCTGGCGTTGCCATTCCGCTCAAATTCCGCATACACCGGATTCGGTTTGCCATTCGCCAATTTCGGGTGGATTTCTTCGTAATGCAGATGGCGCCGATCAATGATGCCAAGCGGTTGCTTTTGCTCGACCCGCTGTCCTTTGTGGACAAGCGATCGCCCGTGATAGGCATATCGACGATAGACGCCGTCGTCACCCTTCACCACCGCATAGTTGTCGTAACCGCCTCTATCGTAGCCGACGTGCGTAACGACACCGCCAATCATCGCAACCGCTGGCGTCCCATTCTCCGCGCGCCAATCGACGCCGGAGTGCGGTCGCCCACCCTTGCGAGCAGCGCCGTATGGGTTGGACGAATTCTCACCGAATGATCCGGTGACCGGCGAAACCAATCCCGACCGCCCGGTGGTCGGCTGTTGCGGGTTCGCGGTTGGCACTTGTGGCTGCGCGGTCGGATTTTGTTGTAGTCGTTTCCTTTCTTCCTGTTCCGCCAGCACGCGGATTTGGTCCATGTGACGTTTCGCGGGGCTCACGTCGCCTGGAACTCTTGGTGCTCCGGTCGTAACCGCCGGCACACCGGTCGCATTGCTGACCCGTCGCGCAGGACCAGCGCCAGCCGAAAAGCCCAAAAGGCCGCCGACGCCTCCGCGCTTAACCCGATCCAGCATTTGCCGTTCTTGTTCGGCGGGCGAGCCGTAAATGAACTCAACGCTGCTATAGCCGTGCGCTGCCGCGTATCGCTTAACGTCTGCTTCGACTTGCGCGATGCTGCCGTGCATCCCCGCATAGCGTCCGGTAAGGCCGTGCGCGAACAGCAACACGCCCTTATTAGTACCTCCGGGCGGCGGCTGTGTTGGTCCCGGTGTCGGCCCTGGAGGCGTTGTCGAGGATGGCCTCGACGGTGTTGAAGATGGCGTTGGTGGTGTTACTGGCGGCGTCGATGGAGGCGGTGCTGGCGGCGTCGACGGTGGCGTCGACGGTGGCGTTGTTGTCCGTGGTGTCGAAGGCGGCGGTGCAGCTCGCGGGCGCGGCGTGTACCCGCCACCGCCGCCACCAGCGCTGGGAATGCGGATCTGTCCTCCTCCTGCAGTCCCGCCGCCGAGCTGATCGGGAGTCAGTCCCTGCGTTGCCACGATATTGGCCAGCTGCATGACTTGCGCGCTGGTGCTTTGCAGCTGATTACTCAACGCATTGGTGATATCGTCATCGTCGTCGCTCGAGCCAGTGGTGCTGCTCATGAGGTTGTAGCCGCCGCGCATGGCCTTGGCATTCGGCGGCATCTGTATGGACGGCTGCCCGCGACGGTCCTCGATGTTCCTCGAATAGGGCGATCCAAACTGCGATGACAGTTTGCCCGTCCCCATTGCCAATCTGCTGGCGTCAGCGAGTGCTTTGAGTACCCAGTCGTGCTCGCCAATGACGGTCAACGCACCGCCGATGACATACAAGCTCAGCGTGACCTTGTTGACGTTGCCGTATTGGATCACGGCACCCGCCGTGAGCAGAAGCGGTCCCCAGCCGCCGATTTTATCGACTATCGGAGTGACCTCCACGATTGCCTTCTTCACCCAGATGAAGGCCATGCTTAATATTCCGGCTGCACTCGCCAGCGCGGTGCCGATTGCTCCCCATGGGATGTTGATCTTGGAAACCCAGTCTGTAAACTGTTTGAGCATTCCTGCGCCAGGTCCTTGCAGGAATGCGTCAAGCGTTCGCGCCAACTGTTCGACCGCCGGCATCAACGCGCCGCCGACAGTGTTTTTGATATTTGTCCACGACTGATCTGCAAGCGCCGTCGAGCGCGTGAGATCGCGCGCTGCCGAATCAGACAATACAATCGGCTTTGGAAGATCGCCCAGACCAAGAGAATCGAGATCGCGGAACGCAATCGAACCTAGATTAAACATATCAGAGAGCTTGCTCTGCGCCTGAGCGTTCGTCTCCGACATCAGTTTGATAAACGTATGGACGCCAGCGTCGTAGCCGCCAGGTCCCCTGACCGCTGCTATGAGCTTGTCGCCAAACCGCTGACCACTACCGCCGCCCGCTTCCGTGAGTGACTTATAAATGGGCGCGTTCTGACCGAGCATCTTCAGATCGCGCAGATTTTTGGAGAGACTCGAAATGCCAGCCGTGGTCTGCTCAACACCCAAGCCGAACGCGCGACCGCGAGCCGTGAGATTTGCGAGCTGCTGCGTCGTCAGCCCGATTTGTTCAGCGAGATAGTGCTGCTGCGTTGCGGCCCGCGCCACATTGCCCAGCGCCTGCGCCGTCCTGTTGAGGCCAGCGACAAAACCAGCACCCAGCAAGCTGCCGCCCGCCATGCGGGCCAGCGTGCCAAACTCGCGGCTGATGCCGCGTGCGACTGACTCGATGCCACCCTCGAGTCCCTTGATCGCGCCCGTTATGCCGCCCAGTGTTTCCTTGCCGCCACCGACTTGGCGCATATGCGAGCGCGCACGCTCAAGAGCGCGCGTCACCTCGTCGCGAACGACGACCTCGATGGTTTGTGGTTTGCGAGCTACCATTTACTGGAAACTCATAGGATTGTTGTCTGGGCGCGTCACGTTTTGCATTTGCACTGAACCGCCGAGTGGTTGCGGCTTGAACAGGTCATTCGGATTTCGCATCGCTTGCGTCATGCCGCCAACGTCTATGTCGACGGTAGCGGTGCCATTGACGGATTGAGAATCGCGCGTGGCGAGATGCGACGTGATCGGATCGGTGCCGACAACGCCTTCGCCGGTAAAGCCCGCTTCATCGTAGCCTGACGCTGTTGGAAATGTGCCGGCGGCAAATTGCTTGTTCCCGCGGCTGAACGCTTCTGCGGTAGCGTCATTGAATGGCAAGCCGGTGACAGGATTGAGGCCACGAAAATCGCCAACGGCGATGTCGCGTTTGTTTGGTTTATCTTCTGTGAATGCCCCGCCGCGATCATGCACATAACCCGGCACATTAGGGACCTGATAGACTTTGCCATCAATCGGGCTGCGATATTCGATATCGCCTAAGTTGATCGACTGTCCCAATTTGCTCGCAGGTCCAGCAACCGTAACAGCGGGCGTGAGCCCCAACCGAAAATCATCAAGTGTTTTAGGAGTGAATTGCTTGTCCAATCCCGCTCGCGCGGTTTCAAACGGTCCTTCCATTCCCTTCGCACCGCTGGCACCGGGATAATAGAACGTGAAATCTTTTTGCTGATACGGAGGCAGTTGGAAACCGCTTGATCCTGCGCTGCCTTCTGGTCCACCCGGCGCGAGGTATTGATTGAGCTTCTGGAGTTCGTAATCGAGATCTCTGAACTCTTCGGTGATGCGCTGTTGCGCGTTCTTTTTTGCTGCGTCGTCGGCGCGCTTCTCTGATGGAGTCTTGGATTGCCCACTGCCCGGAAAGGGAAGGAGCGGATCTTCGCGCAACATCGATTTCCAATCGATGTTGCCTTTCAACAGATCCTTGAGAATATTCCAAAGTGCCCACGGGTCGCCGGGTTGTGCTGCGCCGCCCGCTACGTCCTTTTCCGCTTGCGCACGTTTTGCCGGGTCTTTGATGTCCTCGATCTTTGGCTTTGTGATGAGCGCGAGGCTACCAAGTATCAAGGCGATGCCGGGAATGCCTCCAATCAATCGGAGGCTAGAAGCAATGCCCGCCAACTGTGAGGCGAACACCGCGATCCCAAGCGCACCTAGGACGTGCCCCCAATCCGTTCCCATGGCCGTGACCACTTTGTCAGCGGCCTCAAATCCCTGCCTCAACGTGCCAACCGCTGTCCCGAGCGTTTCGGTCAGTCGCGTTAAGCCGCCGCCCTCAAGCCACTCCTTGAGCGCGGCATTCATCTCGCGGCCCCATGATTCGAGCTGCTTGGTGAATTCCTGACCGGCCTTGGATTGCAGGAACTGATCGAGCGTGTGAGTGAGCTGCGCGAAGATCGGGAGCAGCGATCCGGCCAGCGTAGTCTTGATATTGTCCCAAGAGATGCCGAGGCTCGCATTGGCCTTTGCCAGCTCGAGCTGCTGCTGATGCGAAAGTTCGAGTCGCTTGGGGAGCTGCCCGAGGACTTGCAGATAATCCCGCGCGGCCTCCCGACCGAACCCCGGCCCCAGCCCCAGAATTTCTGCGAACTTGGCGGCTGACTCCTGTCGCATCCCCGCCATGCGGCGCATCGCATACTCAAGACCGCCCTGCAGGCCGCGCGGTCCAGCGATCTCCTTCGCCAGTTCTTGCGCGAGGCGTTGGCCGGTTTCGCCGCCGGCGCGCTCGAGTTCAGTGAAAAGCTTTGACTGTCCTCCTTCGATCTGTAGCTCGCGCAGCGACTTGGTTGCTGCCTCGATGCTTGCTTGACCTGCCTCACGCGATTTCCCGAGCCCCATCATGGCGTCGGAAAATTGATTGAGCATCCCGGTGGTGACGCCCAGCGCGTCGGCACTGTAGCGGAGCTGGAGGCCACGGTTGGCCATGTCGCCCAGCGCCTTTGCCGTGGCCATTAAGCCAGCGACAATGCCGCCGCCGATCAACCCGCCGAAAGTGATCTGCGATAGTGCGGAGAGTTCGCGGCGAACGCCCTGGACGGCCCCGCCGAACCGCTCCATGTGCTGTTGCGGGCGGGTAGTATCGATCGCCTGATTGAGCTGCCTGACCTGCGCAACAATAGGGGCAAGCTGCTTGGACAGCTCGTCCCGCAATACTAGTTTGATCTCGACTGTCTGGTCAGGCATTGCCTAATTCTCAGAACCGGACTCTGCCTCTTGCGCAGCGCGAATCCGTTCAGTCAGGCGCGCAGTCCACAGCTTGTGGCGCGCCAGCTCGCTGATGGTCTGCTCAAGGAACAAGCGCGGATCAATGTGATAGAAATACGCCAGCTCGTAACACATCAGCACGATGCTGTCGGGCGCGATTACGCCGCCCCCTGCGGCATAAAAAAACGGACTAGCTTCCAAGCGATGGAATTCCAGTCCGCTGCGGTTAGCTGGCGCACGCTCGAGGGCGGGATCTGACAGAGCGCGGAGATCATCGCGCCCATCTTCTTTTCGTTGAATGTCAGGGTGGGCTTCTCGCCAAAGAAATCGATCACGATGGGATTGCCTGCGCGCTCGATGTCAGCTCCGGTTGGCTCGCGCCATCTGAGAATGCGCAACTCCTCGCCATGCGCTTGGATGGGCTTCGACAACGTGTGCTCAAGGTTTGCTTCCTGATCGAGCTGCGGGCTGCTCTCGAAATCGATGGCCTCTTCCGGGGCGGGTTTATTGGTCGTGTCGTCCATTGTGTGTGTTCCTCTTGTCAACCTCTGGTTACCGTCGTAGTTACCCCCTTGAAAAACAGGCTGTTATTCCAGCCAAGATGCCGCACACTAGGACCTTGCGTCCTAGGACGGATTGTCCTATATTCATTTCAACAAAGAGAGAAAGAAATGAGCAAAGCACAGACAGACGAATTTGGCCGGATCTCTTACCGCAACTATTCAATCGAGTTCTGGTCAGAAAAATATCCGACTAAAGCCGCAGGCACTTACAGCATCTATAACAAGTTCAACAGCATGTATGACTGTAAGGACGGATTTAAGAGCGTAGACGAGGCGGTTGCCTATATCGACAGGTACCGCGCTTGATCAGCCCGGAGGGGTTACGGCCCCTCCCCACCGATCAAACAAACGAGGAACCAAATGACTACCGTTAGAACCTTCTCTCCCGTTGGCCCGTGTATCTCACGCGGTGAACTAGTTCGCGAGACCGCTAAATTCTATGTCTACCGCTCCAAATATGACGGCACCGAAAAGCGTGTTGCAAAAGGTTGGAACGCTCACGTCGAGCCGTGCCATTCGTGCCGCGACCACGCCAAGACTCAGTATCCCCACGGCTACATGGACTGAGATCATGAAGAAGAAACGCAAAGCCTACGAACTGACCGGAACGGAACTCGAAACCTATCGCACCGGATTCCAAGACGGCGAACAAGGCGACTATTTTCCCGGTGGCTTGGATCAAGCGATTTACGATTGGGGCCACAGCGATGGCCAGAAGCAGCGAAAGAGAAAGTCATGACCCGTCAATTGACTTGGCTTGAACTCGCGAAACTCCCGGAAGGGACGCGCGTCCGCTTTGCGGAGCCGCTCGACATCTTTCCAGAGTGCATCGTGCCCGCTGGCACAGTTGGCACCATCGCTGAAAATGGTCTCAACGAAATTTGGTGCGCCATGCTTGTGAGCGTGGACGACGAAAAAGTCACCGCAGCGTTACAGCAGGAATGGAAGGGCAAGGTTTATTTGCCGCCGTATGGCACGCACCTCGATCCCGGCTGCGACGACGCTGAGAGCGATGAGGCTTGGAACTCAGAGTCACCATTGGCGCTGCAGGAGGATCCCCGTGAGTAACTTTTTCACTTGGCTTGATGCGACCACTGCTGCCGCGCAAGCGAGCGAGGTTGGCAAGGCGGTTGCTGCTGCTGGCAACTATACGGTCGCGCACACGGGCGGCGGGTGCCTGTGTTGGGAGCAGATCGTCCCAGATGGCTACTTGTGGATTTGCGATCAGGGTAGTGGCCTTGGCGACAAGTTGGACGAACCGTATCTCGTTGGCCTCTACCGTCTTGAGGGCGACGTTCTGGCTGACGGCACGCTCCCCAATCTGCAGGCCGCACTTGAGTGGTGCGAGATGTACGGCATCGCCCGCAAGTGGGCTGTCAGGATTGGCCTTGGTTTCCATCCTGACACACGCGGCGCGGATTATTCGCCCGCTCTCAGCCCAGATCAGGTCACGGAGTACGATGCTGACATGGAGCGGTTGTTCAAGCTTGCTCCTGATCCGTATGAGGTCGCGCTCACCGCTGGCGAGACATGGGGTGGACAATGACCGTTCTTGAACGATTGCAGGGCTGTCCTAACGGGGCGACCTATCACGCGCTGCGGCTCTTCCACAGTGATCAGGAAATTTACAACGCGCTTAAGGCTCGTTTAATCACCAGCGAGATGCGCCACTATTCGCAGCCGTGCAATTTCATAGTGGAGTGGTTCCACCTCAAGGTGTCCAAATGAGCTATCGCGAAGAGTTCCCAAAGTTTGATCCCGCCACCATGCCTGCGCTTCCTGCAGAGTGGCTCGACAACTCTTGGCACAACGACACGATGCCGCATTTCGATCACGCAGAGTGCCCGCTGAGCATCTGGATTGACTATCTCGACCCAGCGGATCGCGAGCATCAGGAGGGTTGCCGCTTTTCTGTGTACCGCCTCGACGGCGATGGCCAGTTCGCTGATGACGGCCTGCCCGTATTGCAGACTGATGATTGGTCTGCGGTGCTCACCCTCGTCAACGAACAGATCGAAGAGATCCAGAAGCATTGCCACCATCGCAGCGACAGTCGTGGCCGCTGCATCGATTGCGGCGCGTTCATCGAGGAATAAGGAGGAAAGTCATGACCAAACGTAAGACCAAGACCAAGCGCACGCCAACGTGGCGTGAGCTGTTCCCACAGGGTCGCATCATCTTCTACGAGGGCGACGATCCGAAAGGGTTCGTGCGCGAGATCAAGGCCAAGTTTGGATTTGATCCCAGCAAGGACCGTCTGTGGAAAGGTGGCCCAGTGCATTTCGCTGACCACAAGGGCAAGCAGATGACGGAACCGTTCAGTGTCGAGCGCGCGTTCCACTGCCCCCCGGAACTCCTCGATGAGATCTATGGCACCGCCAAATATCCGATGGGAAGCTGAGTCATGACCACGTTGAAAGCAACTAGGATCGTCTTTAGCCGCTGGGTGAGTTTTTGGTCAACCGCCGCATCGTTGTTCATCATTTTCGGTATTTTGACCTTGGGATTGCTAACATGAGCACCCTCATCCGCCTCTTCGTTTATGGCGTGCTGGGCGGCGGTATGCTCGTTGTGCTTTGGCCCATCGACATGCCACTTATCGTGCTGCAGTCAGCCCTCATAATCATCCTCGTTTTGTGTCTGGTGTCTCCTTTGGAGGCGAAGCGATCATGACCCTCATCAAATTTCCGGGGCGGCATCGACCGCAGCCGCTACCGCCCCGTGATGAACTGGCGGCGCTGGAACTGGAACTCGTCCGCGCTCGTCTCGCTCAGGTCCGCAGCGAGATCCATCAGGCCAATGCCTTCTGGGTCTGGTTCTATTTCAAGAAAGCGGTGTTCTGGGCGATCCTGCTTTGGCTGATGAGCATCCTCATTGGCGCGGCCCACGCGCAGACGCGCTCGTTCTACGACGCTCAGGGCCAGTTCTCTGGGTCGTCCGTGGAACGCGGCAACTCGCGGAGCTTCTATGATCGCCAAGGTTCGTTCGCGGGCAGCTCCGTGCGGATTGGCAACTCGCGCTCGTTCTATGACGATCAGGGCCGCTTTGTCGGCAGCTCAACCAACAACGGACCCCGACAATGAAGCGCCTTCTGCTCATCGCCGCAGCGTTGCTCGCGCTCACCAGCGCGGGCAATGCCCAAGGTCCGCACGGACCGTACCAATCATGTCGTGGCGTCCTGACCAAGGACGCAAACGATGACATCTATCTCTTGAAAGCTGATCGACCGGACTCGTGGTGTGACGCCGACATTGTCGCCAAGTTCGTCGGAGCCGATGCCATCAACAGGATATTGAGCGTCTGCAAGATCAACGGCCGTTGCCACATCAAAGGCAGACTTTCGGGAGGGCGGCGTATCGTCTGGACGACAATTGCAGAGGTCACGCGCCCATGATTCGCCGTCCCAAATCAGCCCAACGCTTGCGCGAGCTGCTCGAAACACTGGAACTCAGCCAGACGGACGCGGCGCGGCTTTTGCGCCGTGCTCCCCGCACGATACGCCGCTGGGTGGCAGGCCAAGACGTGCCGCCATTCGCTGATCGTGCCTTGTTGGAGGTCATGGTTGCTGAGAACCTGACCGCGCAATCCGTCGAAGAACTCTGCGGCGACTAGCCAATCTCTTCGCAGGTCGTGCCTTCGAACTTGACGCGGAACTGACCCTCTCGGGTGTTGTTTTCCAGCGCGCTCTTGCAGGCCGCCTCCTTCAGCACATACACCTTGCCGTTGGCCAGCTCTGCGGTCACGGTCACGTCGATCATTTGCTCAAGGCCTTCCATCGAAATGTCAGGTGTTGAGCTGATGTCGCCTTCGATCCACGGAACGCGCGGCAGTTCTTGGTAGCCATGCACATAATCCTGGCCGGCCAAAAACGTCCGCTCGAGCGAGCTGGGCGAGACCGTAAAGTTCCCGCGCAGCGGCAGCATATTTCCATCGACTTTGCAGAACGCGGTTCCTGCGATGCGCTGGGCCACGGCTGATCTCCTTTAGCTTGAGGATGATTGAGAGGATCGGGCGGGCCAGTTCAATGCTGGCCCGCCCGGATGTTTTTGTTAGGTGATGATCTCGAGGTCCTGGCCTCTGTCGTACTGAAGCCTGAACTGAACGAGCACGGCAAACACACGTAATTGGTTAACCAGATCTGGCGGATAGAGCACGTTCAGCCGGTTCGGGTTATTTACGTCTCTTTCTACGATGAGGTGTTGCTTGAACGCATCCACATTTTCTACGAGACCGTTGAACTCATCGATCCGATATTGCGCGACGAGCTCTGCGGCGATCGACTTTGGCGTCACCAATTTTTGGCCCGGACCCACGCGAATTCCGTCATCTCCAAGTTTGTAGCGCGGGAATTTGCTGGTGATCGCCTGCCGCTGATTGCGGATCAGTGCAGCGAGCGTGGCCAAGGTCGTGACCAACTCATATGCGTCGTCACTGTAGCCCAGACTATTCAACTGCGCCGTGGTCGTTTCCCGCATGATGCGCGGGATGTTGTCGGTGCCGGTCTTCTGAGTCGCGATGCCGACGCCCGCCAGACTGTTGAGCTCAGGAAGATTGAACCGGCGCTCCGGTTGTGCCGCCAACATCGTGTTGAGCGACAATGTTTGGAGAGGCCGTGCTGGATCGTTAGTCAGGGCTCGAGCGGCTTTTGCCGTGTATGCTGCGGCCCACTCATAGGTTGGCGATGCCGCGTCCGGTTCGATCCCCATGATCGAGGTCGCCCCAAAGTTGCGGGTTTCGCCATAGATGATGAGATTGGTGTAGGTGTCTCGTCGGGCACAAAACAAATGCCCGTAGAGCTGTCTCATCCACCCCCAACGCCCCGTGTCCTCGAACGACCACTCCTGCTCCCAATCAAACAGTGTATTGCTGTCGGTATAGGGCAGCGCGATGTATTCGAACTCATGTTCGCCAAGATTGCTGATGGCATAGCCGAAATCAGGGATGCCGGCACCAACCACGCCGCCAGTTCCTTGGCCTAGCTGCGGCGGCACGCTCAGCGTGACGCCTTTCGGCAATTCCTGGCCGCCGACCTTGCCGTAATAGTTGAGCAGCAGGGTGATGTCGTTGCCGTTCAGCCCCGGTGTCTTGCAAGTGATGGTGATTGTGTCGTCGTTGGGAGCCGTGCCGACCGTCGCAACCACTGGCAGCGTCGGATCGTCATTGATGCCGGTCGCCAATGTATTAGCAATGTTTTGCACCGTATCAGTTGTGCCAACATTGACGTTGTCGACGTGATGACCGGCGACATAGAGATGGATCGTTCCGGCCTCGGTCGCGGGTGTCAGGATTTGCACCTGCGCCGCCGACGCTGTCGCGTTAGGCGCGGGCGGAACCGGCAGGCACCAAACCTCCTGAGCAAAGTTGTTTCCGAAGAAGCTTTGAAACATGCAGCTCAGTTCTGAGCCGATGCCATACTCGCTATCGGCTTGCGCCTGCGTGCCCATCGGCTTCGGAACCCATGGCACCCCGACGCCGCCGAAATCGCTGGTCGCCAGCGTCTGTATCCACGTCACATCGAAGCTCGCGTTCAGGCCGACGCCGGTCGTCGTGACTTGCGTCAGCGGGTTGGGCGGCAGTGGCGCAGAGCCGGGGAATGCGCCGGGTGTCTCGACGGTCACGCCGGTGACGGCACCGGACGCCACTGTGGTGACCTTGAGGGTGACGCCAAATTGCAGCGTGATTTCGTCGTTGACCACGTAGCCGAGGCCGCCGCCGCCTGTGGCAACGGTCGCCGTCTGGACTTCCATGTTGGTTTGCGAGTTCATGGTGCCGACGATCAGCGCGATGTTGCGGACGATCGGCAAGCCCGCTTGCGATGGATCGATTTCCGCCCAGTAGAGTGGCATGCGCCAGTTAGAGGGTATGTTGTTAAAGCTGATAGGCAATGTTGCCTCCCATTGGTTAGGGTGCGCAGCGGCCAGCGTCCCGCGGGTGCGGGCCGTTTTTCAGGAAAAGACGCGCGGGCGTCTTATGAGGTTTTCGGATGGGCTTCCGCTGTCGGCTTTGCCGCTGCAGCTGGCTTTTTCTCGCTTGGCTTCTTGTCAGCCGCCGCCGCCTTGGGCGGTTCAATCGTGATGTCGCCGTCGCGCAGGCGATTGCGGGTGAACGAATCCCAAGGCCACTCGACTGAGCCTTCCTTGAGCCAGCCGATTTTGCTGGGTTGATGCTTGAGATATTTGCGGATCAAATCGCTGGTGGGCAGCACGCGCACGACGCGCCTCTCGATAAAGCCCTTTTCCTGCGGACGCACTTGACCTGGACGGGCGCCGCGCTTCATCACGATGTCCATGATTGTCTCCTAGTTGTTGTCCCAAAGGTCTGTTTCGATAATGATCGGCGGGATGCCTCCATCAGGCGGATACGGCGGCACCTGCGATGTCTCCATGTGGAAGGTCTTGAAGATGTCGTTGACGTATGGCTCGAAAGACGAGCGATAGGTCAGATAGAGTTCCATCCGCATCTCAGCGATGGGCGTCTCGTTCTGGCTGCTGCCGAGGTTGCCGAAATGGTGCGTGCGATTACCGCCCGTGACCGCCTCGATCCGCACGCCTTGCGGAAAATGGTGCCACTCTGGATCGTGCAGCAGCCCCATGATCGCCCAATGGCCGACATCGAGCATGTCCTCGACCTCGTCCGTGTCGTTGTCCATAATGATGTAGGAGAACGCGAGCGTCAGCCGGTGCAGGAATCTTGGTTCAGCGACCGCTGGCTCGCCGTCAGGCGACAAGCCTTCTTCCATGATGTAGCAGCCGACCAGCGGGATGTGCTCTGGCCGGATCGCTCGCGCTCTCGAGCGCGCGTACCGAGCCGCGCCGATGAACGGTGCCACCAGCCGCATGCGGTCCAGCATCCCGAGCTGGATGATGTGCGAGTAGCTGTTAACATCCGTGGTGACGTTCATGGTTCAGAAAACGCCGCTGTATCTGCTGCTGCTTCCTTAGCAACGAGTTGGCCAACAGCCGCAGGCGGTAGCATAACGATTAGCGATCCCACCCAACGTTTCAGCGTCAACGTGATTTCGCCGCCAGCGTTGCCTATGCCCGCGAGATCCGCGACCTCGAATTGACCTCCCGGCGCTCCCGGCATGTCGGACACATCAACGATGTCGCCCTGCATGGGCAGGATCGGGAAATCCTCGATCCGAATATCGAGGATGGTTTTGGAGTCGGAGAACAGCGAGCCGTCCTCAGCGATCACGTCGGTTTCTCGGCTGTCGAATATTCCCACGCCGCCGTAGCTCGCGGCACCCGGCTGGCTGACGAGCGGCATCACCGTGACCGGGCGACCGAACACGTTCTGAGCGACCAGATAAATCTCGTTTGAGAAATCGATAGGCATCTTAGGCCTTGAACAGAGCGGTCCAAGTCGTGATGAACTTGTTGGCTTCTTCCGTCGCGATCTGGCTCAGATGAAACCGCTTGCGGTTGGTGATCGAGCTGATGCCGACGTATTTGATGTCACCGCGCTGGGTCGTGCCGGTTCCGGCCATGCCCGTGACCTTCGTGCCGGGAACGGCGGCGACCAGAATCCGCCTGCCCTTTGGGCGGATCAGCTTGCCCTTGTAGTTGCGCTTCAAAGCGCGGTTGCCGGGAGCTGGCAACCACAAATATGGATTGCCTCTGCTGACGCCGCCGAACTCCCAGACCTTGGCGAACGATGGCCGCTGGATCACATCGACTGAATATCCGCCCTCGATCTTGTCGACCTTGACGTTGGTGCCGCGCACGAAGCGGCCTGAATTATGCAAACCGCCGGCGACATCCTGGCGGGCGCGATCGCGGACAGTCTTTGCCATCTGGTTCACGGCCTCGCGAAAGACCGGACCCAGCTCCTTCACTTTCCAATCGACACCGACCTCAAATGTCTCAGGCATCAGATCTCGACGCGCCGATAGTGCGAAAGCAGGTTGTCGATGGTGCTGGTGATGTTGACGCCACCGCTGACGGGCTGCACCGCCAGCATGTCGCGTGGCGAGAAATACTGCACCCGCGACTCCTTGTGCGACACGCTGCGGACGCCGGAGGCCAGCACGTTCTGGAATCGGTATTGCCTGATCATCAGGCCTACGGCCTGCTTGAGTTCTGGGGGCGCTTCGTCAGGCAATTTGTATCCGCCAGAATAGTCCACCACGATGGGGTCGCTGCCGCCGCCGTTGAGGATTTCGATCTTGCCGGGTAGTTCCTCGATCGCGTAGGTCGACGGATCGAGCACGGTGCCAAGCGGCGCTTGCACGCTGGTGATGTCCGTTTCCACCACGGGCCACATCGACAGGAACAACCGGCGCGAGGCAAAATTGTTATACAGCGGTTCGAAATCGCGCCACGTCTCGCGCATAGTCTGATAGCCAAGCACCCGATTGCACAGTGTCGCGACCAGCGCGGAATATTGGGTGATCATCTGCGCGAGCTGCTCGTCAGTAGGCGGGATGCCTCCTGGCATGTTGAGGATCATCAGCCGCGCCTCTGCGAGCGTCATCAGATCGATGCTGTCTGGCGGGGTCAGCACCTTTTTAATGATGTCGACCATTCTATTCCTCGAGCAGCTTGACCAGTCTGGAGTTGCGGCGGCGTTCGTGCGCCAGCAACATCAGGAAGCGCCGACGGTCGTGGTCGCCGCGCCGGGAGTTATGCGGCAATTCGACAACCGCCGGCGCTTTGCAAAGGCTGGCGACCAATGCGGCGTGGTCACGCAGCTCTGCAATGCGTGCGCTCTGTAAAATGGCGAGCTTGTTCATTTGGTTTCGGTGTGGAATTGCTCGAATAGTTCGCCCATGTTGAGCGGCGGAACGGTGTATTGACCGTTAGATACGACAGGCGTGATCGTGTAGTTCTCGCGATCGATTTTCCAACCGACGATCATCGATCCAGCCTCGCCGGGATCACCGCGCTCGCCTTTCGCCCCGCGCTCGCCGTGTGCGCCGCGCTCGCCAGCAACGCCGCGCCGACCTGATGCCGCCAGGAGCTGCCAGCCGGGACCGGGACATGGGCCGGGATCGTTCTTGAGTGCGATGTGCGACGAGCTTTCCTTCATCACCACATCGAACGCGGCATAGGTTTCCTCAGTCTCGTAGGTGCCGCGGATACGCATCGCGCGAGCTGCAGCAGCGAGGCAGATCCAGTCCCGATGCGGCGGTGCTTGCCCGGTGTCGCGTTTTGCCTGCCAAGTGCTGCCGTCGTGGCTAACGACATCGCCCAGATAGTGGACAGCGTCAGGCTCGTAGGTCTTGACGATCTGCAACAGGCCGCGCGGACCCTGTTCGCCGCGCTCGCCCTTCTCTCCCGCTGACCCGCGTTCTCCCGGCGCGCCATCTGTGCCAGCAGTGCCAGCAGTGCCAGGAACGCCCTGCAATCCTGGCTCGCCCTGCCGTCCGGTTTCGCCGCGAAGTCCTCGCTCGCCGCGATTTCCCTGTAAGCCGTGCTTTCCCGGTACGCCGTCCTTGCCCGCGATCCCCGGCAAACCTTGTTCGCCGCGTTCGCCGCTGGGTCCCGGTGGCCCTGCGTCTCCAACAGGCCCCAGCTCGCCCTGCAGCCCTACTGGGCCGGGATCGCCCTTGAGCCCGTGGTCACCATCGCGTCCCGCTGCGCCAGCTTCGCCGCGCTCGCCCTGTGGCCCAGTTAAGCCGTCAGCGCCGACGCTGCCCGGTTGGCCTTGCGCTCCAGCCTCGCCCTGCGGTCCAGGTTCGCCACGCTCGCCCTGCGATCCCGGATCGCCCTGCGGACCTATTGGTCCATCAGCGCCAACAGCGCCCAGCTCGCCCGCCGCGCCCTGCGGCCCCTGCGGTCCTGCTTCGCCTTGCGGCCCAGTCTCACCCTTTTCGCCTTGTGCCCCTGCTGGGCCAATGTCGCCTTGCGGCCCAGCTGCACCATCCTTGCCGTCGCGCAGCTCAGCCAGTCTCGCGGTGAACTGCGCTTGCATCTTGACAACCGTATCCGCGAACATCGCGGCGAGCTCAGTGCGCTGGTTGTTGAGATCAACACGCAGCTCCGCGATGGTGCGCGCGGCGTTCGAACTCATGACCTCATGCTCGAGCCGCCACTGGCGGCGCAAGTCAGCGACGACCTGGCCGAGCGTGTCGCGCAGGGCGTCAGGCCACTCGCTCTCGATCTCGCTGTCGGTCGATTTGATCTGCTGCATGGATCAGGCTTCGTACTCGTCGCTGATGTTTTGCGGCTTGCTCGTCTTGCGATGGTGCTGGCGGCTTGTCCGGTTGCGGTGCCCCCGGCTGTGCGGGTGCGGCTGGCGCGCTGGGCGCTGTCGGAATCTGACCAGCAATGGACAATGGGACGACCTGCGCCTGAAGCCTAGGCTCATCACCAAATTTTACCGCGTCGAGTCCTTCGATTGCTCTGGCTTCATTCGGGCTATACACACCGCCCTGGACGGCTCGCGCGAGTCCTTCGATGCGTTCCTTGAAGGCAGAGCGCAGCAATGCCGCCGTATCAAACTCCACGTACTCGTCCGGCTGTCCCCACAGATTGAAGGTCACGCCAAACGCTTCTTCGATGTGGTTGAGACAGAAGCCAAGCCCGCTGGCGATCCACGATTGCATGAGCAGCTCAGTCGAGCTGTAGGTCGTGCCGCCGATGCCGAGGATCTGCAGCGGGATGCGGAACGCGAGCGCGATGTGCTCCTGCGAGAGTTTCATCATCTCCGCAATCGCCGCATCTTTTCCCGGCGTGGACCAGGGCTGCACTTTGAGACCGTGGGTGAGAACGGGCGTCTTGCCCTGATGCAGACCCCGGCTTTTTTCGTCCCATCGATCCGTCAGTGCCTGCACCAGATCCTTGTCGAGTGCCATGTCGGTCTGCAGCACCGCCGATGGCCTCGCCTCGTTTTGATAGAACTGGATTTGCTGATTTGAGATGGCTTGGCTGGTGGCAATGTCGGCATAGGCCGCGATAAGCGGCGTCTCGCCGCGCAGCGGGAACGGGTGCTTAGATTCCGGCGTATGCAGTCGCACATGCAACACATCGCGTTGCGGGACGACCAGTGAGATGTTTTGCTCGCCCTCCATCCGTTGCGCGATCACGTTGTTGCCGGCCAGCGTATAGAACACGTCGCCGGTTATCGCGAGCTGCGCGCGGCTCATGAGCGGATTCATCAAATGCAGTTCGTCGATCTCAAAGCGGTCGTTGCGCAGGCACAATGCGTAAGCGTTGCCGTCGAAATACAGCGAGCGCGTCAGGTTGAGCATGAAATCGGAAATCGATTGATAGTCGTTCGGGTGCCGCAGGATGCGCGACAGCGCTGAGACGGTGACGCGGTCGCGCCCGCCCTTGTTGTTCATCAGCCAATGCGAGCCGGGGCACATCGCCACCGTCTGCGAGTAGGCGCTGAGGCAGGCCTCGACCATCGCGCCGTAACCCGGCGCACCCATCGGGTTGTAGCCTTGCTGCCACCAGTTTATGGCTGCGCCGTTAGGCAACCATCCGCCCGTCACCGGCAGATAATACGGCCCCGGCCTGAACGCGCCTTCCGTGGCGCGGACCAGCGTGCGGAATCCGTCAGCGATGCGAGTGAGCGCGCCCATCGATAGCCTTTGTGAGGATGGGAAATTAACCGGGGCGGTTTCCCGCCCCGGCTAGGGGCGGCGCGTGGATGCGCCCGCTCCCCACCACTCAGCCCCGGCAAAGGGGCCAAGCTAAGCTACTCAGCCTTGCGCGGTTGCGGCGTGGCCTGCCGGGTTTGATAGCTGCCGCCGCTGCCGGGTTTTGCTTCCGCTTGCTTGACCGTTGCGGCATTCTCGTCAGGATCTGAGCCGTCAGCCTCATGCTCCGTGATGTGCTCGCCCAGATTGGCGCGGTCGAGTTCATCCTGCGTGGGCGTGGGCTTGCCTTTGGTGCGTTTGGCAAACTCTGCCATGGATTTTTCCTTGATAGCTTTGCCGGGATCGTCGGCCATTGCGTTTCTCCTTGTTGCGGGAATCATTCCCCGCGCATCAGACAACGGCCTGATGCGCGGGTTAGTTCGTTCGTTGATCAGCTAATATTGATTAGTTGATCAAGATTACCAAGTGACGCTCTGGGTCCACGCCACGGTGCCGGGGCGACGGATGGCCCAGTTGAGCGGCGCGATCATTCGAAGCGCGATGCTGTCTGTTTGGAATAGCGAACGCTGCGGCGATGCAACAGTGCCAGGAGAACCGCTGACCAAATCGAGCGGATTTGTGTCCTCCATATGGAGCGTCGCAGTGTCCGAAAGTTCCATTCGAACTGCGTCTCCTTGCATCGTCACAAAATCCGAGGCGTCGATCAACACCACGGTCTTCGACGGCACTGTTGCACTGTCAATTATCGGGATGTTGCCCAACTGACCTTGGCTGATCTGTTCCTGGAACGGGAAAATGCCGGTGTTGACCGCAGTCGCCAGCGATGCGGACAGCATGTCTCCGGGGTTCATCAACCAGACCGGGTTGCGCAAATTGCCGTAGAGGCTGGTGATCAGCGCGCCGACGAGCTGCTTGAGATCGCCCACGATCGCCGGGATGCCGCCGCCAGCGGTCGCGGTGAGGGCCACAACGCCGTTGAGGATGCCGGCAGGACGAATGGTCGTCGCCGGGTTGGAATCGATCAGGACGCTGTCGATGGCAATCGCTGTGTCCTGCGCGATGGCCTCACGGATCACGCCCTCGATCGCCGGGATCGAATGCTCGCTCATCTCTCTCGTGAAGACGGAGATGACTGCCAATTTTTTCGGCGTGAAGGTCTGAGACGTGAACGCCCCTTGGCGCACGGGGATCGCCATGCCCTCGCCTACGAAACTGCCAGCCAGCGAAGGCGTGCGCGAGCGGGTGGGCATCACGATCTTGCCTGCCTGACCGAACGCCAAGGTCAAGCCTCTTCCTGACAATCGCGGGAAGATGCTCTTGGCAAACAGCAGGCCCATCAAATCCGCGTAGATCTGATGGACGAGTTCCTGCGCCCAACCGGGGACGGTTGTCATGGCTGGCGCGGACGGGGCACGCATGACCCAATCCGTTACGACTTTGGTCGGCTCATCCTCGCCGTAGATCTTGGTGCGCGCGGCGTCGATGGAGACGCCCCAGTTCTTGGCGGCAATTATCGAAGCGCCGGCATGCACCAGTAGATCGATGGCGTCCCAATCCTTCTTGCGGGACTTGATGATGATTGGAGCCACCACCGGCTCTTGACTTTGCGTCTGCGTGAACGCGGTCGTCGCGAGCGCGCGGCTGTGCGTTGCGCCATTGCCGCCGTTCGGCTTGCTGCCTCCGGGGGCAATGTTCTTCTCAGCCTCGATCAGCATCGCATGCTGCCGTCTGGCAGAGGCGAGCTGGTCGTTGAGCAGCTTGGTCTTCTCGTACTGCTCATCCGACACGTTGGTGTCGTCCTGCGCCGCGACGTGTTCCTCAAGTTCGGCGCTTTTGGTTCCGATGTAGGTCTGAATTTCAGTAATTCGTTGAGCTAGCGACATGGTCGCGCCCTTTCCGTTGCGATGTATCGAGGCGGTCCCGCCAGTGAACCCGCGCCGCTTGATGGTCCCGTCTTTGTTGCCGGCCCCGGCGAAAACGAGATTCAGCGTTTCGGGTGAAAGCTTCAGTGACTTTGCCACCGCGATTGCGTTGGCGTTCGCCGGCACTGATACCAGCGAGCATTCGACCAGTTCCTGCTTCATGAAGCGCGATCCGCTCCATGGATCTTTCGGATTGATGGGCATGCTGTCGATCGGCTTGAAGCCGACCGATACGGCCTTGAGAATCCCGGCCTCGACCAACGCCCGCACCTCATCGAGGCGCGGCGACGTGCCCTTGGGTGCCAGCTCGAGCTTGCCGCGCAGCTCCTTGTCCTTAGTGATGTGAAGATTGGCCCACTTGCCGATCGGAAAATCGGGACGGTGAAATCCGAGCGCGATGGGGTTCTTCTTGAAATTGGTAAAATCCCAGCCGTCAGCCTCGATGATGTCGCCCATCCGGTCGATGGTTTCGTCAGAGAGCACATACTCCGTGCCGTCGACCTCGCCGGCGTGGGTCTTGTGTTTGATGCCGCCAACGGAACGATCTTCCCAGAGCGTCTGGCAGACATCCTGATCGTCGGTTTCGTCAGTGCAGCGGTCCATGAAATCCTGATAGCTTTCGTCGTCTTCCGGCTGCAACGATTGCTTGATCGATTGTTTCATGGCGGTCTTGTCCTTGTTGCGCCAGATGTCGAGGCAGATCGCGACGGCCTGTTCCTGCGGGCGCTTATTGTCGCCGGTGCCAATCATCTCAGGCGTGCATCGGGCCATCCATTCCGACTGCGTCTCGTCTTTTCCTGGCTTGATAGGCATAATGGCCTCCTGCAAGGGAGATCGGAGATGCTAACGGCGAAACGATTGCGAGCACTGCTCGACTACGATCCGGCATCCGGTTTGTTCTTTTGGCGTGTCAATCGTCAGGGGCACGTCAGAGCTGGCGATATTGCTGGCACTCTGCGTCATGATGGTCATCGGCAGATTTGCCTTGACCAAGTCATCCACATGACAGGTCGCTTGGCTTGGGTTCACATGACTGGGCGTTGGCCCCGCCGTATGATCGATCACACGAATGGCAATCCTTCCGATGACCGCTGGAGCAATTTGCGTCAGGCCAACTATTCGACCAACGGAGCGAACAGCAAACGATGGCGCAAGAAACAGAAATCCACTCCGAAAGGTGTGACATTCGATAAAGCCCGTGGCCTTTATGCCGCCCGCATCAAAGTGAATTACAAAACAATCAATCTCGGTCGGTTCAAAACCCGGCGCGCAGCTCACGCCGCCTACATGGTCGCAGCCCGCACGCATTTCGGTGAATTCGCTAGGCCTCGCTAGTTGCCTCGCTCATCGCTCCAGCGGCCTTGTTCATCGCGCGGCTCGTCGGGATCAAAACCTTTTTTGGCTTGGGTTTTTCAGTCGGCTTCACCCCGCCGGGTAATCTGATCATTTCAAGTTTATTTGCGCCTGCGAAAAATCCATGCTGCGCATAAAGCGCATGAAGCTGAGGCAGACCTGGTCGTTCTTCATCTGGCGGCGCATTAAGCACTGCAACCAGATTATGCACGTCCAAAAATGTCTCAACCTTCGTCATTACCGCATGAGCGCCGCCTTTTCCACGAAACTCTTCCGGTGTGAAGAGATCAGTCACCAACACCTGACGCAATTGCCCATCCGTATATTTGTGATCTCTTCCGAATGACTTAATAGTCACAGTGGTCTTCGTCGCCTCATGACTGATCGTCACGTCATCGGGCCAGCCTTCCCACTTTTTGCTCTCTCCCCAATCCTTTGGTTTTTTTGCTTCGTGTTGTTCCAGCACGGTGAGCGCGGCGTCGTGGTGCTTTTCGAACGGCCCGCTGAAATCAAATTCCTCTCGCGCCTTCGTTGCGCTGCCGCTTTCGTCTGCGGCCTCGAGCACATGCTGCACGACGTTATGCACTTGGTCAGGGTGTGCGCCGACCTCGCGCACCGCGTCCTTCATGTCGTTGACCGGCTTGTCGTGTCCAAGGTCCCTGGCTACGTCACCATCGACCTTGTAGAACTCGAAATTCGCTTGCGCGACCTCATGCACGTCTTCGCTGGGCATGGACCTGCGTCCTATGCTGCAACATCAGCCGTGTCAGCAGCTTCAGTCGCTCCCATCGCGCCTGTCACCTTGCTGGTGAACTTGTAGACCGGCACGGGCGGCACGAACGGATCTGAGGTGACCTTGATGTCGCCCACCAAGATCGTTGTGGTTACTCCTGCAACGACGATGCGCGTGGCGTCGTGATAGAGGAATGTCTTCAGTCTGGTGGTGACCGTGCCGGGGACGGTGACCGTTGCGACCCCGGTCGTGGGGTCGGTGGCGACGGATACGGTCACCTCGTCCGGTGCGATGAACTGTTGCCCGCCGTCATCGATCAGCGTCCATGAAATAGTCGCGCCGGTGAGGTCGAACGGGTTGCCCGCATCGTCCAGCATCGTGATGGCGATTTCCCAATCGTCGCCGGCGATCAGTTCCACGGTGGGGTGCTGCGTGCTCACGATCTTTGCTCACAGTGGAGTTGGGAAGCTCAACAGGATGATGAGCGCGATGATCATCACGCCCATGATGGCGAGCACGATCAGCAGGCGCTCCCACCATTTCATGCTATGCTTTCGCTATGTCCAAGCTCACATCGTCTCGGGTGCGAAAGTTGTTTGTGTACGATCCGCATACGGGCCTTCTCAAACGCAGAACTACGGGCAAGAAAGTAGGGACGCTCACAAACGGCTATTTGGTCGTTCGTGTTGCTGACAAAACTTATTACGTGCATCGTATCGCATGGCTGTGGATGACAGGCACAATGCCGTCCGAATGGATTGATCATCGCAACGGCAAGGGCACGGATAATCGCTTCACGAATCTCCGTCTTTCAACACGATCACAGAACCAACAGAACCGTCCGAAAAATAAAAACAACGCTAGCGGATTTAAAGGCGTTTCATATTCAGCAGCGATCAAACAGCGACCATGGCGAGCAACAATATCAGTCAACGGGCATTTTATTCATCTGGGCCGTTTCAAAACTAAAGCTGAAGCATTTGCCGCGTATCGAGATGCCGCTCAGGAACTGCACGGCGAATTTGCTAGACCTTCATAAAAGCCAACCATGTCCCTTCGATCTGATTGATTGGCCAACCCTCGTTTACCAGACGAGTGAGCACACTATGCACCTCGACTGACACGTTCGAAGCATCGTGCCAGATCACGATGCCGCCTTCGCGCACGATGGCGCGGGCGAGATCGCTGTCATGGCGCACGACCTCTGAGGAATGATCGCCATCGATGAACACCGCATCAACCGGCGGAAAGTCGTCAGCAGTCAAGTCGAGCGATCCGCGTGGAAGCAGCCAGCGGTCGAAGCGCGGTTCGTTGAGCGCGAGATATCCCGGCGACGGCGAGCGTTCAGTCCATTGGCTGCGCAGTTTGGGCTGATACCCCGCATCACTGGTATCGATGCCGATATATTTCTGCACATGCGGCAATTCCCTTAAGATCGCCTTGGCGGTGCGGCCCTCAGCCAGCCCGATTTCAACGATGATGTCCTGGCGTGCCGCAGCTCGCAGTAGCGCAACGATGATCTCCAACTCGCCAAAATTCAGATAGGTCGGCGGCAGATCCTGCCAATCGACCGGCATGGGTCCGACCGGCAGATTGCTGATGGGAATAGTCGGCAGCAACATCATGGCGCGGCTTTGCGGGCGGCGAGCGCGCTGGCCCAATCGCCCGCGGTTTCCTGCTGGCAGATGTGCAGGTTGCGATAGAGCGGCAAGCGCCAGCGCCAGCTCGACCAGTGCGACAGCAGCAGGGTGATGCGCGGGTGGCCGATCGCGCCGGCGAGATGCACGGCGGCGGTGTCGACCGTGACGATCTCGTCCAGCAGGCTCATCAGCGCGGCGCAATCCGCAAAATCCTCGAACCGTTCGCCGGTTAGCGGCTGTTGCACGGTGATCAGCTCGCCGTCGCGCGCCAATTCCTGCGCCAGATACGCGACCGGGATGGTGCGCGGAAAATCGTCCTTGTGGTCGACACCTACTGACCAAGCGATGCCGATGCGCCGGTGATGCGAGCCCAGCCGCTCAAGCCATTTGTTCTGCAGCCCAGTGTCGACCTGCAGGTAGGGCGCGCTGGCCATGATCTTTTTGGTGTCGCCTAGCTGCGGCTGTGCCAGCAGCATCAGGATCGAGCACACAAAATCCGCATCGACTAGGTCGCGAGTGACCGGCGCGACTTGCGCGGCGAGGCGCTCCAGCTCCTGCGGCAGCTGCAGCACGACCTCTGCGCCCATCAGGTTGAGCAGCGGGACGAGCCGCAGCATCATGATGGTGTCGCCAAAACCGTGGTCGTGGATCAGCAACAGCTTCTTACCGGCGATCTCCTCGCCGCGCCATGGTTGGAGTCCGTGCTCGATGGCCTTGACGTATTGCGGGCGGCGGAACAGTGGCGAGGTCTGTTCGCAGTCCGCCCACTCCGCAAAACCTTCGTCCCAGCGGCCCAGCTGCAGCAGGATCATGGCGCGGTTGTAGCGGGCGAGCACGGTCGCGGCGCAGGTCAGCGCGCAATCGATTTCCTTCAAGGCCTGCAGAGCGTCGTTGTCGCGCACCAAGGCGGTCGCGGCGTTGAGGTGCTCAAGATAGTCCGCGATGACGCCGTCGTGGGGTTCAACGTCGATCGCGTGATAGCCGATGATGTTGCCGCCACGGGTGATCGCCAGATTGGGCGGAATGTCGAGCTGCGATCCGTTGACGTGTCCGCTGACGTTGAGGATCTCGCCGTCCTTGGTCAGGCCGCGCCAGCCGGTCTGCGTGTGCTCGCACACGATCACCGGCGCGAGGTCGAGTGGTTCGAACCCGCCGAACTCTGCAGCCTTCATGACGGGCTTGCGCAGCACGTCGTCACCATCCTGTTGGGGTCAGCCACGCAAAGCCGCGCGAATCGCGCATTGCCCAGCTCAACGGCCAGCGCACTTTGATGCCGAACGAGTCGGTCTGCCACAGCGATTTGTAGGTCCCGACAGGCGTTGTCGGGTCAGCTGCAGGCGCGTCGTCCATGGTCAGCGTGCCGACTTTCTGGACCTCGACCTCCGGGACGCCGACCGCCGACACCAACGCCGCCGTGGCGATGCACATGAAATCGTTGATCACCGCGTTCGATCCGAACACCTCTGCGTCATCGAGGTCGTCAAGGCCCAGAATGTTGGCGCGCATCTTGCGGCCAGCGGAGCCGATGAAGACCAGCGGGGCATTGCCCGACACCGGGGAGACGGCGTCCGCGAGCTTGCTCACGTCCGCGATAAAATTGCCCCACGCATCCGCGCCGGTGGTCGCCGTGAGTGCCACCACGCCATTGCGCAGGCCTGCAGGCCGATTGGCCGCTGCGGGATTGGCGTCGATCAAAACCTCGTCCAGCGCGCGTCCGAACGATTGCCGTATGAGATCCTCGATCAGCGACTCTGCGTTGCTGCCTTCGATCACCTCGCGGGTCGCCACCATGATGCCCGCGAGCTTGTACGGGAGCAGCTGCGCCGCCGATACCAGCGGCTGATAGACCGGAATCGGCTGGCGTTCTGCCACGAACACACTGGTCTTGCCTGACGTGCCAGCGGCAAATCCCGGCACGGAAATGATCGCCTCGTTGCCCCAAGAGAGCTGCGGCGATCTCTGGAACACTGCGGCTGATGCTGAGGCCGGGGCCAGCACCTCGAGCGTATCGTTGACGATGCGGCGCGCCAGCTCTGCCGCCCATCCGGCTTGCCCGACCTGCGCCGGGGTCGAGGCCGCGCGCAGTAAGGTCGCGACCATGGGATCGTCAGGCCACCAATCGCGCGCCACCTCTTCAGGCGGCATCCGCGCCACGAACGCCTTGGCATGCGCCGTGATGTAGCGGCACAGCAGATTGCCCGGAGGCGGCGGATCACGCCGCGGCGTGAAGGTTGGGGCCGTGCGCTCGCTGACTTTGTCGAGCATGGTCAGGGTTCCTTTAGCGGTTCCAAGGATGCAACGGATCGAGCGGGATGCCGCTCTCGTCCCAACCGGGACGCAAGATGCCGGGATCATTTGCCCGCTCGCGCGCAAACCATTGCGCGACCAGGTCGAGATACAACCCCGTGACGTAGCGCCGGTCCGGGTCCGCGATGATGCGCCGCTGCAACTCTTCCCGGCTTGGCAGCAGCAGCACCATGTCGTCCGGGGCCACGCCAAGCGTTTCACACCACCAAGCCCGCAACGCTGGCGACGGCGCGGTGAGAATCACCCAAGCCGTTCTTGTGCTGGGCTCGTCTGCCAGTGCGGCAAGCCGCGCGTTGCGCTCGTCCAGCAGATCTCCAATCGCTGCAGCTGGTCGATCCCTGCCAAGCCCGCGTTCCTGCGCAATGGCATCAACGTCGATCACCACGTCGTTGGCGCTCGCATGCTGCGCAACGTGTGTCGACTTGCCCGCTGCTGGTGGTCCGCACACAAGCCGCACCCGGCACCCTGGCCGGGGCAAATCAGGCCGCGCCCGCAAGGCGAGGCTCATGTCACTCTCACCCAATCAAAGCTTCCACGTCTATGGGTCGCTCGCTCTTGATCAGCGCCAGCGAAAACGCCATCGCGAGCGCCACGATCCCGTCGATCCGCCCCGTGCTCTTCGCTTTGTCCAGCTTGCGACCGCCAGTAGGATCGCGCGAGATCGTCGCATTGGCCACGCACATCGCCAGCGGCTTATTACCCCCATGCCTGATCCGGCGCTGCACCACCAGCCGCTCGAGCACGTCCACAGCCGGGGACATATCTTTGAACCCTTGGCCGTGGGGGACGAGCTGCACATAGCACCCGATGGCGTCCAGCTCGCGCTTGAGATCGTTGATCCGCCAGCGGTCGAACGCCAGCGTCTGGATCTTGTTCTGACCGTTGATCTCCGCAATCTTGTGCGCGATCACCGCAGGGTCCGTCGTCGCTCCCGACGATATCACTGAACCTTGCCGCACCCAGCTCTCATACGGCGCCTTGTCCTTGTCGGTTCGATCCCGCACATCACCGGGAAGCCAAAAGTACGGGACGACATGAAAGACGTTGTTGAAATCCTGATGCACGATCACCAGCGCGCTCATGTCGCGCGTGGCCCCCAGATCGAGCCCCGCATACACCGGTACCCCAATCGGAATGTCAGGCTCGCCATCACAGGCGTTCCACTCGCTGCGCTCGATGAACTTGGTGTGCGCGCTCACGCGCTGGTTCAAAATCAGATTGCGGAACGAACTCTCTTGCGCCGGCATCCGCTGCGCCTGCTTCGCCTGCCGCTCCAGATCCGACAGCGACCGAAAATCGTTCAGCGCCGGGTTCGCCGCCTTCCATGTCTGCAGCGCCCACGGGTCCGCATCCTCCGGTGCCCGAAACAGCGTCAGATGAAACGCCGGATCAATAATGTCCTTGGCATTGACCTTGATCCCATAATCGATGAGCTGCGACATCGGCGCAAAATCATCCGCCGCCTGCGTCGAGATCACCAGCAGCAGCGGCTCCTTGCGACCGCCCATCGCGCTATCCATCGCATCATAGAGCTCACGATCACCCGCCTGCCCAAGCTCGTCATAGCAACAGAAAGATGGATTCAATCCCATCTTGGTCCGTGCCTCAGAAGACAGCGCCGAATAGATCGACCCCGTCTCCATATCAACAATGTCCTTGCGGAAATTCACAATGTTGGTGCGCTCACGCAAGTACGGATGCTTGTCGACCAGGGCTACCATTTCGTTAAAAATTTTTCCCGCCTGAAAGCGGTCGTTGGCGCAGCTATAGATCTCGCCCCGGCTCTCTGCCTCCGGTCCACACAAGTGGCACAACGCTAACGCCGCCGCGAGCTGCGTCTTCCCGTTCTTGCGCCCCATCGACAGCACCGCCGTCCGCACAGGCCTGATGCCATCAGCGTCAACTCGATAAACATCCTCGATGAACGCCTTCTGCCACGGCCTCAACACCAGCTTCTTGCCAGCGTCCGGGCCGCTCGTCACCGTCAAGTCCTGACAAAACGCAATCACCCGACTTGACCGCGTCGTCAACGTCTTCTTCATCCACGGCAAACGCTTGTTCGCCGCCTTGACCTTTGGATCTAATGGATGCGAACGCGCCGATAACGGCCTCGCTCCAATTCCTCGCAATCCCATTATTTTTCAGTCCTTTATTAGGTGTATTTTTTGTTGCGCTGGTAAGTTTATAAACTTTCGAG